ATACCTGATTGAGTAGCATGAGTGGTTGAGGTCATCTGCGTCGATGGGTTGGAATTTGTAATAAAATCAGTAGCAAGGTTTCTGTTTGCTATACCCGCTGCTTCCTTATGATTTAGAATACCTACGTTCTTGTCAATGTCGAAGAACAAATCACCAGTTTCAGCAAGACACGGCTCAGCGTTTGACAAAGATGTGTCTGCTGAAATTGAGCCGTGTAAATGTATCTGAGCGTTGAATGGGCTACTATCTAACACTCCGCTTGCAGTGTAGTCACTAATGGTAGGAGGCGCTGTGTTATCGGCAATCAAAGCCTCTACGTTAGGCCCAGCGTTAGCAGGTGCTACAAAGCGGTCACTGTGGTGGAATCGTTCGTCCCATTGGGTAGTGCCTCCAGCCAACAAGTAATCACCTGTAGAGGTGTAGTTGTCTCTGTCCTTTCTTGCCACCAAACTAAGTTCGCCCTCGTGGGCTACAACCAACAAAGCACGAGAGTAAGTGCCTTGAGCATGAATCAACTCTTTCTGTATCTCAGGCATGTCTCGCATAACTGGTGGGTTGTTAAACTGAGCACCGTCAGCCCAGCCTACAACATATGTACCAAACGCTATTGGGTCATCAACGCCGTAAGATACAGAGTCAGCCTCACTATCACCATCACTTGGGAAGTTAGTAAGACTACGACCCGGTATATCTGTTGGTGGCATACTCTCAGGAGAGTTAGGTAGAGGTGTTGTGTGAGGTAGATGACCAAGTACGTTAGCACAAGATGAAGAGCCGCCATACGGTGAAAATCCAAGCATAGAGTGCCAAGCCCCAAGACCAGCGGAGAAACCACTGTCTACTGATAATGTGTTTAGATACGAATATCGCTCTCCATGCCATCCTACTGCTCCGACTGGCTTTGTTCTGTCTATTGCATCAGCGATACCGCTAAAGTGCGTTGCCCCAATACCATAAGTTGTAAAGCGACTACTTGCTGAGTTATCCACCCCAATAGTTCCACTCTTTGACCATATCCATACTGTTGTTCCAACAGTGGGATTACCAGTTGTGTTTACAGCAGGGTGTGGGAGCGTTACACCACCTACATTTGAACCACTGGTGCTATTGAAAGCCGTTGAAGTATTTGCATAAATGCGCCAAGCCTCTCCGTCTTCAAAGGCTTTTAGACCTGTAAGTTTGTTATTTGATAAGTAGAATCGACAAAACAAATCTGTACCATCTCTATAGAACGCACGACTGTGATAAGAAGCCCACGCTGATGATTTGACTGAACTACTTACAGCACCACCGTAGTCGTGATTAGCCTCTGTTCGCAACCAACCTGACGCTGGAACACGATTAGCATTTGCCTGTTCATCTACACCAGCACCAGCCAAAACTACGAGGTCAATGAAGCAATCACCACTCTTCAAATTTGATGCACTTGATGCCGTGTTACCAAGTGTATTATGAATATAGGTAATAGTCACACCCGAGTTTGAAACATTAGGGGCGGGGTTCACTGTAACAGTGCCTCCCACTGAATCAACAGAAGCAACTACGCTGTTGGCTTGTATACCAGTTCCACTTATGGATTGACCTGCTTGTATTGTAGCGGGGAATGTTCCAGTAACGGCTATGGCTGCAACACCGCTGGTAACATTTGCAGTGAATGTAACGGGTGCTGTAACGGTTCTTACCATAGGAGTGGTGCTTACCACGTTGTTTGAGTAACCATGACCAGCAACATCAGTGGCTCCAGTAACCGTACCAACTGGTGTTGCTCCGCCGTAAACGTCGTTTCGGATATTTGTTGTTCTCGCTTCTAACCAACCGTATCGGTCTTGACGAGTAGAGTTGCCCATTGATGGCATGAACGTACCACCAATAGCCTTGAGAGCACCTTTACCGGGAAACGTATTGATAGCAGCGCCCAGTAAGCAAGCCAACTCTTCTCCGTTCTGACAACGTGTAGCGTCTACAACAATGTATTCGTGGTCTACATCGCCATGAACTAATGTTTCTGCTGCAAAATCAGGTGATGAACTGTTATCGTTAGAGTAAAGCATTCTTGTAGCCAAAGTTCCAGCGACTCTAAACGCAGTCTTGTTAATTTGAGTGGCTCCAGTAGCAAGCGCAACTCTTAGGCTATCGCTTTCTCTTGGTGGGTTCATAGTAATTTGATTATCCATCCAAGAACCACCGGGATGGTTGCCATTATCCATGTGCCAACACAAATCAGAGTTCTTGACCATACCTCCGCCATAGAACATAGCGTGTCTACTGGGTTGAACGACAGCGTATGCTTTTGCTACGTCATCTGTGAAATTGGAAGCAGTGCTGTAGTGTTCAAAGGCGTTGGTAGTGAGCGAGTTACCGTAGTTTCTACCATTCTCAGGTCGCTCTCGCAAAAATACGGTATCGGGTATACCAACTGGTGACTCCCAGTTTAACACCTGTCTGTAATGGAATCGGTGCTTAGCCAACTGTGTAGCCGCACGCTCAGGCATATATTCACCTGTACTATTTTGAATGTGATTTGGTAGGAATGGTCTACTGTTTGTCATATTAGGAACTCTTGACCAAGTGTTACCAGTGCTTACAGCGTGACCCGGATGAGGCTCAAAGGTATTTATTGGGCTGGTTACTTCTTGTGTTAGTGGGAATGCTTGTCCCGGCCCGAAAATGATGTAGGTTGTTTTGTTTTCTACACCGTCACGATGGTCGTTATAGCGAGCCGTTGGATGTGCGAAGCGCAACACCATAGGAGATGGCACTTGCATATGGACACCAGCAGCATATGGAGCAAGGTTAGGATGTGTTGAACCTACACCAGCCCATGCTCCTCGCTTTAGGTCTTGAGAAAGAATGTTGTCTTTGTTGTAAACTGGTGGGTTGATGCTACCATGATGTTGCTTTAACAGTGCAGTTGCTGGGAAGAAAGCCATGATAGCGTTGCAGTCAAGCGTAGAAAAAGAGGAGAGAACTTCATTAGCATTCTGAATACCAGCAGAACCTGTTGGCCCGTTAGCATACGGATGTGTATTATGCTCCGAGTAATCGTTCTTAGTCCCGTCATTGATGTCTATTGTAGCACCACTAAAGCCACCACCAAAGTAGAGTGGTACATAGTTATCAGGCCCGTCACGAGCACCAGTAAAGTGAATGATTGGTAAGGAATGCACGCTACCAAGAGAGCGTTTACCAGCAAACAAATATGCTCTTTTGTCAGCGTATTTTTGAATAACAAGTGTTTCGGCTGGACTCGGAATTGCTGAAGGCCATTTTGAACTTCGTAAGTTTTCGTCAGATAATTGGCTGAATGCCTTTTCAGAAACAAATCCACCACTGTTTACATTTTGACCCTCTGTAACCGCTGTTTCGATACCGTAACTAATAGATGTTTTATTTCCAAAAGAATCTACTCTTGTGTAATCATGAGTTTGCCCGTTTTCATAGTGATTAACAGATGCTTCTTGACCTGCTGGTTTAGCAAAATGCCACATTTCATTATCGCTGTGTAAAGCCATTATAGAAGCAGAGTGAACATTAGTCATTTTTAGCGTTGGATTATCAAGATTTGGTAGAATCAAATCACCACTTGATTCGATAAAGTTTTCACCAATCAAATTCTTGCGCCATGTGTTGGTGTTAATAGGATTGTTTTGTGAGTCTACAATGTTTGGCGTAGCGGTGTTCGCATTATGACCTCTACCCTTTGTTGTAATTTGTATGATTGTCGAAGGAATGTAACCACAGTTTATGCTACGACCTTTAGCGATTAGACCATCACCTATAGGTCTTGTACCATCTCCTCCTACTGTAACTCCGTCACCGTTTAGTTTTAGACTCTCGACTTCACCATATTCAATATGACTGGCTCTGATACCAACGTCTTGTGAAAGATTTGCTGTGAAGAAGTTCGATATAGACTCGATGTTACCTTTTGTATTGTAGGCTTTGATGCTGATTGATTCTTCTGTAATTCCCCATTCACCAAAGGTGCGACCATCAGCGGCGTACATGTCGGTGCAATCAAATGTAGTTCCCTCGTTAGGGTCTGATAAATTGATAGCAGCGGCAGTTACGGCTGCCATTAATTCATCTGTAACAAGTGTAGTCCAATTAGCGACTGGAGTTATCAAAGCGGAAATAGCATCTGTTTCTTCACCAACAACATAGTTACCGATAGTGAGTTTTGGTGCAGTGCTACTGTGAGTGTGAATTTTATGCTGAGAACTGTATGTGTCACCAGTTACACCGTGGAATACATGTGTCCCAGTTCTACCAGCATTGTTGTCTCTTGTACGGTGAGTATAGGAAAACATGTTACCCCAGTTACCGCTAAGTGAGTTAGAGAACGTAAACGTCGCATTTGTACCACCTTGACCGACAACAGTAATTGTTTCGCCGTTCGTATAACTACCTTCACCAAGAGAAGTAATCACAACAGCAGTAACTTCTCCACTACCGTTTGTGTCGATACTTAGTGTCATCCCGCTACCATCCCCAGTCCCTGTAGCCACTGCTCCTGATAGACCAGCACCATATCCTGAACCAGCGCTTAGTGAACTTACTTCGCCTATATCGTTGTAAGGGTCAGATAAGTGAATAACACCGTTTTCAACAGGGAATCCCATGTAACCCAGCAAGTCGTGGTGAGGGCAATCATCGTATGGGGCATAGAGTGTAACTGTAATTGTCTTATCTGTTGTATTGTAAACAACATCTGTGTTGTAAGAAGCGTTGGGAGCAGGTGCTCCTCGCCACAAGTTACCTCTCCAATTTGCAAGCGCTGCGTTATCAGGTATGGCTGGGAATCGACCTGTTGGGTCACTTATCCCATGCATGTGCTTACCGATGGTAAATCCACCTTGCGAGCAGTCTTTGTGATTAAAGTAGACGACAATTTCATTTTCTAACGTCTTTGGTAGAAGCGTATTATCTAAAGCGAATTTTTCTCCTATGTTCTTGTAGATGTAGCGTATACCATGCTCTACTCCTCTGTGGTCTTGCAGTCGCATAGCATACATAGATGAATCACCTATACTGTCAGGAAATACCTGAGCAGTAGGAATGTGACCAGTATAAGAAGTAGCAGGGTCTGTGTTCGATACTTTTGTGAGTTGGCCGTAATCATTAGCAAGTTTATCATTACCCTTTCTACCAAAGCCCCACTGACCAGCATCGGGTGCAAAGCCGGGAATACCAGCAGAAACAAGGCCACCGAAGTTTATTCGTGCTACAGCGTTTGTTCCTACACGTAGACCCTCTGTGAAAGAAGTGTTGAAGCCTTCAACTTCAAGCGACTCTGTGTTTAGTGTGTTGTGATTCTGACCGCTACCGCTGTGTGCTGATACGGCACGCAGTCTTGGTGTAGTAGTCTCATCGTGATTATTGGAAAATTCACCTTTTGACGCAACTACTTGCATTGATTCATCAGGCTGTGTGTACTGTCTTAAAGAAGTAATTGGAGCAAAGGGTCTACCGTGTTTATTAAGCGGCATCGGTGCTGGGTGCATGTTTTCTCCACTCAGTTCATCAGGCAAACACCAAAATGTTCTGAACCGACCACCGTGACCAATCATAAATTCAGGCTTGTAAGGAACTTGCCCTTTGCTGTTGTCGAGCCACACCGCAAAGTTACGACCAGTAGCACCGGGAACTGTACTGTGAATAATGACTGAAAATCCTTCTTCGTTACCATCTATGTCTCTAACAACTCGACCAAGATGAGCACGAACGTAACCCATGTGTGTTCCTTTATCGTGCGATTCAAACGCTTTATCTTCATCCCACCATACAACAGGGTCGTGAGTAGAACCAGTTGTAGCAAAATCAGCCTCACCAGCAATCTTTACGGGGTATTGTTTGTTTGTGTTGTTACTGTGTGTACGCCCTTTCTTTGCAGCAGCCTGATTTATCATACGCACAACTTCAGTAGCCGCTGCTTCAACGCTCGTGATACCGTCTCTAACTGCAACTTCACCCAAGTCGATGGTCATTCTTCTCGTAAAGTCCATCTGAGTCCACTGAGGTAAATGCTGTAGTCTTGTTTCACTCATGTTAGACAGGTCAAGAGCCTCTGAACGAACGCCCTTGAGGGCAAGGAATGCTGGAATAACACGAGTCCCATCGGGTGTATCAAACAGTGTAGACGTTTCTTCGTTTCTTCTGTTCATGAAGAGTGTGAAACTACCTTTTCCATCACCGCTTACATTGGCAGTGGCTAATGGTAGAATGTGGAGGCTTCGGTCAGAGATAAAGATGGTATCGCCTTCTTCATAGGAAGTGTCTCCTTGTCTGTTTATGACAGCAGTAACGACTGCTGCTCCTGAGATAGTAACATCGACGGTCATACCATGACCTTGACCGTTTGTAGTTGTCTTTACGTTGTAGAATGTGCCGTTGTTATAACCGCTACCGCCATCTTTTAGTGACAAAGACTTACCTTTTGAAACTCGATGTTGCATTAAAGCCTTAATCAAAATGTCATTGGATGAAAATAACTTTCTTGTTTTGTCATGCTCCTTATTTGCGTGATAGGGAATAGCAACTGCATTATTGGTACGAGATGTAATACTGTCACCGAGCGTGCGTTTCTTAGCCAACGGGCCACCAGTGTGATAACCAGTATGAATAAAATGACCATGTGCTTTACCGTAAAGAGCAGCCTGAGTCATAGCAGTTGTAGCATTGACGACACTCGTATTGGTTGTGAACACTTTGAAAACTGCATTATTACCACCACCTGAAATTCTGACTTTGGCTTCACGTCCTCCTCTTGAATTGTTATAACCACTACCAGCCGTATGTACTTGTATGTCAGTGATTTGTCCTGAAGCGGCTGTGATATTGACTCTTAGACCTGTTCCACCAGCGTTTATGCTTGTTGTCGCTACGTTAGTGGCCGTTGCATAACCAGTTCCATTTTGTCGATGCTGAAAAGTTGCACCAATGGGCTCAAGCCTTGTTACAATTCCTGTAACTGGTTGTAGCGTCTCATTCGACATGTTGTTAGCGATATTGTGAGCGTAAGCACTTTCCATAAAGTTAGAGTGCTGATACTCTCTGATGTATTTGTTTTGAGAAGGATAACCGTTAGCAACATCTATTTGAGTGATGAATGGATTCTGAGCACCACCATTGTATTTGATAGAATAGTTGCTTAAGTCAATTTCATCTGTTCCGTCTGCTACATTGAGTGATGATGATAGTCGTTCAAAGCCTAACTCAGCAGCCTTTGGTGAGGTTTGAACTTGCATGTGTATGTCTTGGAAAGCGACGAACTCACGGTCATGCGCTACGTCATATAGTAAGACACGAGCATGACCTTCTGTAGCAAGATACGGGTCAAGATAGGCTATGGTCGGTGGGTTACTAATACCGAGATTAGTGTAGTTCAACTCAATGGTTTTATTGACGTGCTGAACAAAGTTACGAGCCGTTTCAATACAACTATCGCCAATCAAGAAGTTTTCAAGAGGAATCGAATCACGAGGCTCTGTAGCCATGAGTCCTTGACCGCCGTTGAAGCCTTTCCAAACAAGTGCTTCATTGAGCACACCACGACTCTTAGCGAACATACCCTGAACAGCGTGAGGGTTGTTGTAGGTCATGTTCATCCATACAGTGTCACCACGACGCAATCCACCTTGAGCATAGGGGAACAACCACGTTCTGTTTAAGCAAGCCTCTTCATCATTCTTCATCATCGAATGACATCCAGTTCTGATGTATACCTTGTCCGAGGTGGGTGAACTACTCGCTTGAGCAATCATATTATTGAGACTGGCTAAATTATCACCAGTAACCGCCGCCTTAAGGTGAATCCGACTATCAACTGCTGGTACTGTCACTGGGTTTCCTTTAATCGCTCCTTCAACGATGTAATCAACCTGACCTAATAGCGTCACAGTAACAGCACTTCCACCGATTTCATGCTCAGCATAAATCCAATCGTTAGGTTTGACATTCAAATAAAGTGTATTGGCTTGTACAAGTTGAGATTTTGTAGCAGAGGAAAGAGCCAGCGTATCAGTCGCAGTAAGACCCGTTATCTCCCACGGCGATGAGTAAAACACGGCTCTACCAGTGTGTGATTTGTTTACGGTGTTGTCTAACTTTGTGTTGTATTTATCACTTGAAAAGAAAACATCGTAACCGTATTTTGTTAATGTTGCTACTTCGCCTTTTAGTGTATCATTCTTGAGATAAGAAGGAGTTGCGTTGTTTTCCTTTGTCATTACTATAATACTCGACAGTGTATCAAGAGAATCAGTAGGCGTCAGTCCACCACTAACCAATGTGCTTTTGTTTTTATTGCCCTCTCCAAAATATACGAATGTGTTTGTGCCAATTTCCAAACTGTAGTGAGCCTGTCCCATCTTCCATTCATAATCGGAGTTGATGTCGTTTGGTTGTCTTTCAATAGATGGAAACTTGTTTACATCTTCTTGACTCATGATAAGATGAGCAAAACCAGTATACACCGAGCCATTCATAATTGGCTCTACACTCAGAATAGTCCCCGTTGCTCGACCACTTTGTACTCTTGCTGCGTGAGGATTTGATAGTGGCCCTGCCTTAAACTCAACTGCACTCACATACTGGCGCAAACCATAATCGACGTTACCGCCTTGTGTTTTTACACTGGCTGAGTCATAGTAGTATTCACTTCTATTCTCGAAATCAGCAGCGACGTTGAGAGCATCTCCTTTTAGTGGGACTAAGACCTCAGAGTCGTATGAGTTACCCATAATTAGAGGTGTACCTGTTACTAATCCAGATATAAAACCCTTAGACACATAGGACTTTTCTTTTACAATTTCTATGTAACCATCAGTCGTTGGGTTATTAGAGTACATAGCCCACTCTCCTGAAGGAAGAAACACCCTACGGAACAACAATACATTATCGACATTGAAGTGTTTGGTGTTAGATGTTGTTACATCACCTGCTGGAAACATGGTTGGGTTACTGACGTAAACACGATAAGCACTTGAAAGCGTTTCAAAGTTTACAATGTTTGATTGATTCTTTCTTTCATTAGTAAGAATACTCTTGGCATACGCCCCGTATGCGCTTCTATCAGATGGAGGAAGGTCTTGGTATCTACGACCAACTGGAGATGGGTTCCATGTATGAGCAGTCATAGTAGGGTCGATGTGTAGTTTTAACGAATTATCAGGGCTTGGATAACTGTTGTTCTTTTTATCAATAAAGAACTGCCCTCTAAACAAAGGAATTTCGACCAAAGCACGAGTTGAAGCAAATTGAGTTCCAAGTTGGTAATCGTGAGATACGTTGTCCATTGATTGAAACATTCGGTCATTGACTGTTGTACCGTCTGACTGTAGATTTTCAATAAAGAAGTGTCCGTCTCCCATGATGATTTCACCAAGAGGGAAATCTTGAGACTGTGTACCTGATAAAGCACTGGCGTCTTTACGCAAACCACTACCAATCACCCATTCTTGGAACGTAGCAACAGCGTTACCATTAGGTAAAAGGAAGCGACGAGTAGAAACATGGGAATCAGAGAATAAGAAACAAGCACCAGTCTTACTTTGATACTCTGCGTTTGCTCCATTCTTCAAATAAATTCTACCTATTTTTGGAAAAGGATAAGTTCCCCAACTCGCTAAATCAGGAGAGTCATTATTGAGAGGAGACACTTCGATAAACTGAGTTCCGTTACTGGTACTCAAATCTACCCTTACTTTGGTAGCAAGGCAAGAGAATCCTCTTCGGCTACTGTATGGTAGATGAGCCAGTGTGCTTATGTCAAAAGATGGTTTTGTATCATATGCTCCCTGACCTACACCTCCTAACGTGACACTAACAACGGGTGCGTTGGGGTCTATTTCTTTGACCACATGAGAGTCAGGGCTACCTGAGCCTAACTCATTGATACTTCGGGTAGAAGCAACGTCAGAAAGACCAACGCAGTGAACAAGTGTGGAGCGTCCATTTTCGTCTTCTACTTGTTCAATACCACGCAACTTAGAGCGTCCCATCAAAAACATAACAGTGGCTATGTTGCTGGAGTTAGGTCTGTCTCTCTTAGAATAAACATACTGCAACTGATTTGTACGTGCTCTATCAGAAGGTTGAACGAAGAAACGATGTGTAATTGTAGGACTATTCTTAATTTCAACATTGTCGATAATATCAAATATCTCGTGAATAGGAGACGCTGACGAAGTTACACCTATGTCGAATTGACCAGCACTTGGGCTACCGTGAACCGTATGAGGTGTCATGCGGTTGAACTCGGAAGATAGAGTAAGAGAGCCGCTATCCGCTACTCTTTCAATCAGTATACGATGAAATACAGAATCGTGCTGGGCTTTTGTGGTATGAGATGCTGTTAGATTCTGAGGAGTTGTGTTCCCTACAGTTCCTGATGCTGTGAAATTAGCAGGTGTGAGTCGTTCATCTAATTCAACATCGGCTTCAAAGCCCTCGCTAATGTCGCCTACTAACGAGTGACTGAAATTGACTGAACCTAAATTACCTTCCTTTGACTTTCCGACATCAATGTAACCACCAGCGGCATAGAGTGTAGCGTTACCAGCAGCGACATCGGTTGCTATATCGTCGTAAACATACACACCACTGGAGACTACATAATTCGACGCTGGTACTGTTTTTTCAATCATGAGCATTGGTGCTGTTTTACTCATTGAAGCCCCTGTGAAATCAATAGCGTTGTAATGAACTTCGACATACGGAGCAAGCCCACGACTGGCAAGTGTAGGAACGTGCAATAAGGCTACACGACTATCTCTTGATGGGTGCAAGTGAAACTTACGAACATTTGCATCAATGTTGTTCATGTCTTGAGGCACTGGCCCTTTCAAAACAAACGGAAGTGGGTCAAAGTCGTTGCTTGTAGCACTTGCACCGCCAAGTGCTATCAGCGTTCTGTCTGCTCCGCTTAGCCCATTAGAGACAATCTCGTGGACAATACTGTCATTGACCACTCTTAAAGTTTCAAAAGATGCTGTGTCTTTGTAGTAATCAACTTGAGAGTTGATAGGGAACATTGAGTCAATACCTTTTGAAGCAGCATCATATGTTAGGGTAAGAATATCAGAATTACCAGCCTGTTGGTCAAGCGTTTCTTCATTGGCACGAGGCATCAGTCTAAGGTAATGATGCCCTTGAACATGGTTGAGCGTATGACGACCTGAGTGTCCTATCTGAAAACTTTCATCTAAATCGGTAGGCCAAGCCACCGCAAACGGGTTATTTGTATCGACAGCAGTTGTAGACATGCGGCTGGAATACACCATAGCGTGTTGCTCGTATTGACCCTCATCAATCAACATCTGACCTGCTCTGTCAATCAACTGTGTAGCAAGATGAGGTGGCTGATATGGACGACCAGTGCCGTTTTCAATCAGACAATCGGCTGAGATTACAACGAATGAGTTTGCTCCGTTAGCCGGTGTGTGTGTAGAATGTAAAATAGGTCGCAGTCCATTTGTATTGGTTGTTGTTTTGAAATCCAAGTGAATACTCGATACCAATAATTTACCATTGTTGATGTCTATGCTATGGAGTCTTACACGCTCAGGTGGTTTACCGTTTGGCTTCTTTGAGTCTTGATTGATTGAGCCGGGATTGATGAGGAGATTGTAAGGAACGTGAGGTACGAGATGATTGATAGTTGTACCGGGTGTACTGTATCTGTCGATAACAGAGTAGTCACCAGTTGAGTATGGAGAGACTGTAAAATCAACAGAAGAGTCAGTAATTGTTTTACCAGTCAAAGCGTCAGCCAAAGCCTGTGCATCAGTAGAATCAATAGCAAGGAGAGTGAGGTTGCTATCTGCTGAGGTGCCGGTAATAGTGTAGACATCTTTCAACGGAGTCACTGGCTCTTCAAATCTATACAACGATACCGTCTTATCACCAACCATTGATGGGTTACGAGTTGTCATCTCGTTGCTAAACGATGAAGAGACATGAATACCCTCGATTACGCCTCTAAATTCACCACCTTTACCACCAATGTAGACGTGTGAGTTGTTCGATACCAAAGTTGCATCAATAGGAATAATTTGTTGAGCCACCAAGTCGCCGTTGATATAAATTTCAGCCTTACCATTGTTGATACAAGCAACAAGATGATAGAGTGGTCTTTGGTTTTGGCTTAGCGATGTTGCTTTATCTTTACCGCTATCAAAACGATTGTAAGAGTCGTCCAGTCCATCAAATGTAGTCACTGGGTAAACTTGTCCATCGTACCCATTTGTCTCAGGCTGTGCACTACGAAGAAAAACTTTCATTGAACCAATAGAAGAAGAAAGATTAGCCTCAAACTCAACTGGGCCGGGAGTATCAACACTTCCTATGCTAAGACGAAACTGACCATCTTTCATAAGAACCACACCACCGCAGTCGGGAACAACCCACGCTTCGATAGCCAAGCCATTTCCTAATACGTCAGCAATCATCCCTCGCCCTGTTGCATGAGAAACTATAGACGCTGAACTTTTACGGGTGATGGCTGTCTCTTTGTCGTAGTCTTCTCCTAACTTACTGAAGTTTCCCTGTGGTATAATGACGCTATCACTCACACCATCAAAGAATAAAGCGTGGTTAGATTGAAGCATGATTGGCATATCGTCACCTCAAATAATCATGTCAATTGGTGCAAAGACCATTTGATATGTGTAATGCTGCTCCCCAGCGCTGTAGCCTACATCTAACTTCTGTATCGTGCCTTGAATACCAGTAGCATCGTCAGTAGTGCTAAACTCTTGATTAGCACTACCTCTATTGTTATCAGATACTTTATCCCCTGTTGATTTGAAAATACCAGTGCGAATCAAAAAGTTACGCACGCTGTATTTTTTACCATTTTCAGCGGTAATCATTGAGTTGTAAGGTATCTGTAAACCAATAGGATAGTCTCCGTTGAAAAAAGCCTGAGTGCCTGTAGCCGCTATAGCACCAGCGGCGATAAGAGCAGTACCACCTGTGGCTACACCTACTGCTATACCAGCAAGTAAAGCGGCAGTACCTCTATCTGTGTTATGTAAAATACCATACAAGTCTTGCACTTTATCACCAGCAGATTTGTTATTCAAATCTGTAGCACTCGTGCCTCCACTGAATACTCTGTGATATGGAGCGTAGTCGCCACCAGCCCTAAATTCTATAGAAGCGGAAGTAGGCATACTCCCTGTTGTGCCTTGCGTAAGCGTAAGTTTTGAACTACCAGCAGCAGGTGCGAATTCAGATGTCGATACAGAACCATTGATTGTTGAATTAAGATGGCTACCGCCCAATGCTGTGATGATTGACTGGGCTATGACTGCTGGAGGGGTGAGTGTAGTGTGTGTGTAAATTTTTGTCCCTGAAGGGCCGGGGTCAGAATCGCTTGATGAGACATTTGATACACCGGGATTAGAAAAATCACCACTACCTGCTATAAAGAAAATCTCCAACACTGTTCCGTCTTGTTCCGTCAAAGTTAATTCACGAAGATTATCGTAAAAAACTCGGTCTGCTACTTGATTAAATTGTCCTACTGTGTTATTTTCAGCCTGATTTACAGCAAAGTCAATGACAGCAGTAGCGGCTGTAGCAGCCGATGAGCGTCGGTTTACATCGTCGTCAGTAAAGATACCTTCAATAACAATAGTAGAATTGACCATATTCAAGTCAATACCTATGCGCTTTCCTCCGAAAAGAGGAATAGGCATACCACCTACTTTTCGCTCTACACTGAGAGCAATAGAAAGAGCCTGAAGTTCCATAGGAGGAAAGGCTCCATTACCTCCACCAATGAAAGGAACGCCATCCAGTAGACCAGCATCGAAGTGAAGGCGAATTGGTGTGCCGTAGCCGTCGCTCATCTTCCTGACCTCATTGTTGAACCACCGCTTGCACGAGAAATTTCTTGTTGAATAGTATTGCTTAACTGTCTTGCGAACTCACGCTTATTTGTTCTGTCTGTCATTCCTGAAGCATTGATGCTGATGTTGAAGGTGTTACCGCCACCGCCACCGCCGCCGCCTGTCATTTCAACAGGAATAGAACGACCATTAGGTAAAGGCACTACAGCCTCAGTGCCGTGAAGAGTTACAGGATAACCACTGGAAGGCCCGGATGCTATACCACCTTCAGCGAATCCAAGCATTCCTCCTACTGCATCAATTCCTCCTCCAATGAAATCTCCTATAGAATCTATAGCATCTAAAACTGGCTCAAGTAAATCAGCCACCCATTCAACAGCGGCTGAAAGTGCATCAAAAACAGGAGATATGACATTTTCCCAAGCCCAAGAAATACCATCGGAAATAGCATCCCAAGCCATTTTAAGAGGTGTGAGAATGACATTCATAACCGACGACCATGCACTAAAAAGTGGTTTTAGATAATTGTTGTAGGCTGAAACCATTGTAGACATTATCAAATCCCAATTATCTGCTAAGAAAGTAAAGGTATCGAAAAGTGGCTCAAAAATAGGCGTTAGGATAGGTGACAGGATATTATCCCATACCCACGCCATACCATCTATGATAATACCGAATGTTGTTCCTATGAGTTCTAAAATAGGTAACGCTATTTTTTTGAACATTTTGAAAAGTGGCATAACTACTAAGTCCCACGCTGTTTTAAAGTAAATTGTCAACCCTTTCCACAGCGTCTTTATGAGAGCAATACCAGTCTGTATAGGATTACCAACTGCATCCCAAAGAGGGACAATTAAATTATCCCACAACAACTTCATTCCAGTAGCAAAGTTATCCCAAAGCACACCTAAGACAGTCATACCAGCCTCCATAACTGGGCCGACACTGTTCCATAATGGTGTGATTACTTCATCCCATAATACTTGCATACCGAGTAAAAAGACATCCCATGCTACTTTCAAAGTTTCAAATGCAACTCCAAGAGTGTCTATAACAAAATCAGCAATTGCCTGTATGACTGGCCCTGCTACCTCCCACAGCATATCAAAAATTGGCATGATATTTTCATCAAACCAGTCCTTTATCACCTGAAACTTTTCCTTAATAAACGCTATAGCAGCACCAAAAGCACCAGTAACTGCTGATATAGCAGTGCCGAAAATACCAGCAAGAGTACCAAAGATATTCGCAATCGCACCTGCTCCGCTTGACAACCCACTGAGAGCAACGGTTAAGCCAGCCAGTGCTACCATCAGAAGTCCTCCCTGTTGAGGAAGTCATAGTCAAGAGATACTGTTTCTCGACCACCACTCTTTGCAGATTGTTTGTCCCGCTTGTGGGCTTTTTCTTCTTGTCTACGACCAACCATAGCCCATGTAAAAGACTGATAGAATTGTTGTGGACTCATTTCTTGTACCTCTTTAATCGAAACTGAATAATGTTTTGCTACAATATAGGCTTGCATTTCAAGTGAGAGTTCTAAATCGGCAGGGCTTTCTATTTTTTTGCGATGAAGAAAATCTTCAATCACTTGTTCCCGCCTTTGGTAAACCCCCCTGACATCATCTCTCCAAGTTCGTTAGGACTCGGCAATAATGCAGAGATTTGTTCACCAATGTGGCCTTTGAGTTTCATCAAGTCATCATTTGACATAACTGGATTAGTTCGCACGACCCAGTGTGAAAAAGCATATTTGTAATACCCCTCAAGGTTAAGAGACATTTGACCATTTTTGTCAATGTTAAACATTTCTTGTGCGGCTTTTTGAATATCAAAGAAAGAAACATCACGCAACCAAACTTCCATGATGACATTAGGGTCATCAGGGTCTACGCTGATTTCGTGTTTTTGTTCGTCGTGCCTTCTCATTAAAAAATTCTTATTCGCTACTATCGTTTTGGTCATTAGTCTCACCTGTGGTCACAGCCGTCTCTTCAACGGGGGTGTCCGACTCTACTTCAGCAGCCGATTCTTCGGGGGCTTCAGTCTCAGTCGTGGACTCGGATATACCCTCGTCATCACGTTTCAAGCGTAATGCGAGTTCTGCCTTTGTACCGTAGGCTGGTAGCCCACGCTCTTTACAAAGTGCCTTTAATTCTTTGACGGTCATAGCGTCATAGGTAAGTTCTGTTGGAAAATCTTCACTGTCACCAATATCTTCAGGAGTAGCCAAGTTTGATGTTGCTTCATATACTGTTTCTGTTACCTCATCAGCAACCTCTTCTTTGACCACTATAGGCAAAAGTGCAGTAACAGCCTCTTCAATGAGCCCCAGTGAGCGTTTTTTACCAGCGGCGATAATGTCACCTTCGGTTACACCAATTTGAGAAGCATACCAAAGAGCGTACTCTTCATGAGAAAGTTTAGCGTAGTTTTTTGCTCGTAGTGCTGGTGTTATCATGTTAGGTCACCTCAAGAGTGTAGTATGCTGTCTCGTGAAACGACACGCAAAGCCTTTGGTAGAATCTTCAGGGCTGATTTAATAACACCCTTATCTTCAGGAATTGGAAGTGGTGCTTCTACGATGTAGAAGTCATCCAGTATGATGTCAATTTGCTCACGAGTCGAGGCTGAACCGGGCTTTGTGAAAGACAAACGAATGAGGTTTCCATCTTGTGATGGGTGGTCTATAGCACGTCGGACTTTGTGATACATCACAGGGTCTTCAACTATAATCTCACAGTCCATGCTATATTCAGTCTTACCTTCTACAGCGAGAGAAGCGTTACGAGAGCCACCGAATGGGATTTGGTCAGTAACACTGTCGCTTGTAGCAGCGCCATTGATGGTGTAGAATTGTTGCACACCAGTGTTACCAGTGATGGTAAACGAAACAACTTGAGCGACGTTTACTCCAGCGATAACGACTGTTCCGTTGTAAAACATGAAAGGCTTCTGTGTGCCTTTTTCAATACCAGCCTCTTTTCGCTTAGCAAGTGTGCTCGCTGTTTCTTCAAACATGCGATGTGTCTTGTATCGGTCACCCTTTGTTCCACTTGAAAAATCAGTGGCTGAACCGCTGGTTTCAAGACGACCAGTATCGGTGTAGCAAAGAGAAGAGTCAAAGTTCACGCTCAATCGTAGAGCAGCGTCAGTATCAGCAGTCATAGAGAAGTCCTTGACCTTGCATCCCTTGAACACACGAGTGAGTTGCTTAGGGTCTGTTGCTCCACCGTCTGTAACATCAGCATCAGCGCCTTCAACGTCGCTACGACGAATACTAACTTCCATAGCAAACGATGGCACAGAGTCACGGGAGTAAAGCAAACGACTGATTGGGAATGTAATAGCCCCTGTTGATTCACGATGAGGACTACCTGTGTTGGTTGCTCCTCCGCCGTCTCCTTGAAAGCGAATGATACGCACTTGACAACTATCAGCGTGGCTGTAACAAAGACCATCATCAAGGAAGATAGTGTTACCATCAATAGCAGCGATTCTACGAATCTCATTCTTTTGAGTTGTATCAAAGAAGTCATCGCCTTCAATGTTCACTGCTCCAAACGCAGCACCAGTTGCTGTTGTACCTTCACGGTGCGTTATGATGTCCTCTACTGTTGTGTCTCTAATGAGAATGTAATCACCAGCGGCAGCACTATCAGCAGCACCAAGAGGATTTGCCGCATCGGTAAACTCAAGTGCTCCGTCTACTGTAATGAGAGACTGTCCTTTTTCGACAGCACCGTTTAGAGTGCGAGTAGCACTCATAAGTGAGTCATACAGATTTGCAGCAGCGCCGTTTGCCATGTAAGATATAGACTCCATGCCCAAGCAGTAATACAACCATCGTGGATTGTGTAGATTGACTTCAAATGACCCACCTTCGTTCAAGAAACGACCCGGCACTTGTATAGCCGTGTCACGACCAAGACCAACAATGTGGTATCGCTTGAGGTCTACCTTAGTTTCAGGTAGGGTTACAGCAGCGGCAAGACCGAGGAATTGGTCAGTAAGCACACGCTCGCTGCTGGAGGCTGCCGTGATGTTCCACCCAGCCATGTTTGCATCAAAAGTTGGTGTACCAAAAGAATTGATGATAAGCACATCATTTGTGCCTGAATCAACACTCGTGCCTGTTTTCAAAGCAGGGGTAACAGTCAGTTGAGTTTTATTGGTGTTGTGATTCTTGTGTTCTAAGACAGTATAAGTGCGCCCAGTATTGTGAGAATCATCGAGTGTAAAGTTTGTAATACCGACAATTGAAATCTTGCACCCAACGAGCATACCGACTGGGTATTTCAAAAGCCCCCCAGTACAAGGTAAAGAAGCGCCACCGCCCTCAAAACCAATGACGCTGGTGTTTGAGTTGCTGTCCGTAGATACATGCTTGAACAAAAACGATGAGCCAAAGCCACCATGTTTCAATTCTAACGCTGTCTCATGACCGAATGAAATTTCGGTTAAATCTCCTTTGTATACTGTAGATGGCATGTCGGCTCAACTCAAGGCACTAACTCCGCAAAGATAACTACTTCTATCTGAAAGGTCATCCGAAATAAAACCTTTGACCTATCAGACAAGTCGGTTCGGGTCTTGTAAACCATGCGGTCAAAGTTTACACCGTCTCCTTTTCTTACTGCGTGAATCAATCTTCGTACTTCGTTCTCCATCAATTGTAGATGCTTACGCCCTCTTGCTGTACGAGCATCTACCGTGATGTTTAGACGAGTTGTGACAAAATCATAGAGTAATTCGGGGGCTTCTTCATTGTGAGCCGTCTCATAACATAAGATGTAATCGTGGCGGGATAAATCAATTCTTTTACCTCTTTCAGCACCGACTGTCGCTATGTCAGCGATGACTGGTTTGATGTTACCAGTGTTCGCACGATTCCAGTCTTCTAATGTAGAGATAACCATATCAAGAGATTCAGTAAATGTAGCAACCATGTTATCACTTCTCCTTCTTGTATGCTATTTCGTCAGGTAGTAACAGACCACCTTTGAACACTAACTTTTGCTCAATCAACATTGGTGACTCACGAAGCATACGCTTGTCAGCCCTTTCTAAAGCAGCATCGACTTCATTTTGAGGGGCTGGTTGGCTACCTTTCTTGTAACCATCATCAGTTTTTCTAATACTACTCATACCTAATTCCTGAGCCTCAACTTTTTCTCTGTATACTTGAGGTCGTTGAGTAATGAGAGCACGCAACTCTTTCTGATACTTTGCATCGGACATCTCTTCCGTTAGCGTAGCCAAAAATTCCTTTTGCTCTCTTGACATGTTTATCACTCAAATACGGTAATCTCAACGTAGCGTGCCAAAATAGCATCGACTTCAGCCTTTAGTAACTGAATCTTAGAAGTTAAATCAACATTCTGTGTCCCTTCAGGAATCAAAACGCTTCGGTCATCTGACATCAAAACATCACAAGCCACCATCTTTGTAGCAGCCTCTTCTATAGCCTTCTCAAGATAACGCTCACCGTAGATGTAAGAGCACTTAATCGCATTCCATTCAAAGAAAGGATAGGAGTTGTTAAAGTAAATAATACCCATTTCGTAATCAGCCCACCAGTCTCGTAGTCGCCCTACGTCACCACTACTCGAACCACCTTGTAGGTCGATGTTGAAGGTATCTTGGCTAATCTCACCGCTAATATCTCCTAATGCTGAACCAGTGACACGGACACATCCTGTAAAGGATGTTGCTGTTTTACCAGTATAACGGAACACTGTATCACCCTTAACGCAAACACCAGCGTGAACAAAAGAACTTGTGTCGTCTACATTGACTGTAGTACCAACAACATCAACGATGGTTGCTTTGTGATTAGTGGTTTGCTTAATTGAAAGGTTACTGTCGGTGGTAACAATAGAACACGTCTCACCCCCCTTACCAGCACGCATACTGGTAAGTTTGATAATACCAGTCCCATAATCAGCGTTTGCTGTAGCGAGAAACTCGTTATCGACATTGATGTCGCTTGAAGAACCTTCCAGTTTGTACGATGGTACGAATGGTACTGCCGCTTTACTTACTCTGTCTTCTTTATTGATAAGGTCAGCAAGATTCTGTGCTGTTGTAGCGGGGTCAAAATCGGCACGCCATTGAGTGTTACCTGTTCCTATCTCTAATTCAGCAGCAGAGCCATTACCTGTTGATACTACGATTGCTCCTGTGAGCGCTCTCACGTCATCAGGAATATGAATACGAGCCTCAGCGCTGCATATCTCTCGATAGTCGTCACCTTGCCATAGTTCAAGACGAAGAATCTGTTGTACATTTCTAAACAAAAGTGGAGCAGTACCAACATAATCTGTGTAATATCGTCGTCGGTATGGTTTGTATGTGTCGAAGTTAATGTATTCAGCACTCACGAGATAAGGTCGCCAAGCGTTGTGTGTAATGTTGTCAATCTTGTCTTGGGCTTCTTTGATACGAGCCTCTACAATTGAGCGTTTCATACCACGAGTTTTACCGTTGGTAAACGATGCTGTGTTTTGAACGTAGGTGTTATCAGCAGCCTGATAATCAGCAGAAGTGATAACATCGCTGAAATTGAGTTGAACACCATTAGCACTACTACTAATTGTTGTGATAACTCGCTCTGTTCCTAATGGGTCAGCATCAGAGTAAATGAGAATGGTGTCATCTTTTGAAAAACCCACAGTTCTGTAATCAGCACCTGTAACGAAAACGGCAGTAGTAGTGCTGTCAGCACTGACTAAAACGGCTTCCTGTGGGCCTATTGAAAGGAAATCTGCAACTTTCTGTGCAGTAGTGTAGACAATAGCCGAAGGGTCAAGTGGTCGTGTTTCAGCCTCACCGGGATTAAACACTATTGGCATTTCTTATCCCCCGTTACAAAACACTTTTTGGTTTTATCTTCAGCCTCATCGACTTCTTTCGACTTAGCATCAAACCAAGCATCAAGAAGAGTGCAACGGGTCATGCTCTTGCCTCCTCGTCTATAGAAGCAAGGTTGTATTCCATTGGTTTCTCGCAACTACCGCATGTTTCTCGCCACATAAAGTGAAGCATACCACAGTGTTGGCATCGAGTACCTGAGCCAATGTTCAAAACATCACTGGCCTCAAGATTACGCTTACGCTGTTGTGAAGTAATACCCTTGAGTGGGTTTTCTTCGTCAATGACTTTACCAAGAAGGGTTTGTGCGTCAGAACGAATACCCTGCTTTTGAAATCTTTCAATATCACTCAGGTCAATTGTTTGCTCGGCTAACGACATACATACTCCTCACACTCAACTGGTAGTGACAAATATGTAAATGTTACCAAGAACATGATGCGGGTCGCATGATACACAAGTATTGCTACTAATAGCGGTGCTAATCTCTGCTGCTATAGCAGTTCTCGCTGTGTCGTCGTTAAAATCCTTCGGCGGAAAAGGCCCAAGAATTGTTACTGTTTTTGCCATGTGTCGTCACCTCAAGAGCGACGACCAATTGCGAAGAAAGTTCCACCAATAGTGGCCTGTGCCGCTGCTGGTGTGTGAACAGTGATTGTAGTCCCATCTACTGTAGCAAACTCACTAAAGGTGTGAGGCGCTGCGTCAGAAGCATCAGCGTTACCGCCTGTTTCAAGTGTTGCTGGAGCAAGAGGCCCTGTAGGGGTAACTGTAGCCATGTCAATACTTGCGAGCAAACCACTCAAATCAATGCTTGTGTCAGTTGCTGCGTATGTTCCTGTGACAACCATTCGGTCACCAAAGTAAGTTGGTCGGGGGTCTATTGATACTGTCATATTTATTCATCTCCTGTTGTTTCTGTTTCTTCTGCACTTTCTTCAATTAGTGCCTCTGTTTCTTGAACACCGTCAGGACTCATAACAGTCTCAACAAGTTCAAGTAGAGTAGTTTTTGTTGCATAGCCTTTTGGCTTGATGTCATACTTAGCGAGCCATTTTACAATGTCGCCACGCTTCCAACCAGCGTCAGGGATGTCGTCATTTCCTTCATCAACAGAATCGTAGCCTTTGATAATAAAGTCATCACTAAGACGATGACCCCATTTGTCAAGCCACGCTGTTGTGACTTCTAAGGGAACACCCTTTTTGAAATCAGGATAGTTGCCGTCAATGTTCCTTGTAGACCAAGAACGACCCATGTAGGTTACTGTAGGCAAGTTACCTCACCTCAGTTGTAGAGTATCATTACTGTTGTAACGTTCGCTGAACCGCTTGCGTATTGTAGTGTTGCAGTTAGACCGGAGAAGATACATCCTGTAAGAACAGGTGTTGCCTCTGCTGGTGTTGCTGTAACGCTTAGAATTGCTGTTGCTCCGCCGCCGAGAATAATTGTCTCTCCGTCTGCTCCACCTGTCACGTTGATTAGTGCCAACTTTGGTGCTGGTGCATATCCGTTTGCTGCGTCTGTTTGTAGTGCGTTGAATGAATCAATGCTTCCGGGATAAGTTCCACCACGAGCCAAGTATTCTGTGGTGTCGTGTGACCCTGCTCGTAGTTCCCAAGCACCCACAAGGGTTGCTGTTGCTGTTCCGCTTAATGTTAATTCTGCTGCCATATTTAATCATCTCCATGTTTTTTTGTTTTTTGTGTCCTCACTTCAAGTCACGAATGCTTGCTTGTGCTCCAAAGAAAGTTGTCCATACTTCACCCATTGTTCGGTAAAGTCCCTCTTGACCGAGGCGGTTGATTGCGAATGGGTCACCAGTTTCGATACCTGACTCAAAGTATTGAGTAGGAATCGCTGTACTGAAGTACATGTAGTCAGTGTCCAAAAGATACATACGGCTTATTCCGTCTGTCTTCACAACATCCTTAGAAGGAATGATTGGAACACCGTTGTAGGTTGCGACAATGAAACCTGCTTCGATACCCGGAACACCCTTTACACCGTTGTAGGTAGGGGTGACACGCTTCTCTTCCATGAAACGCTGTTGCGCTTGGAGGAGTTGTTGTAGACGCATCAAAGTGTCATATCCAGTTAGGATGACCTTCGGGTTACCTCCACGTTCCCAAACTTGTTGGAATGTGGTGTCGAGGTGGTCGAGTGATAGAACACGCTTGTTTGATGCTTGAGTGTCAGCAGCGCAGTTTACTTCAGCGCTTGACCAAGTGTTTGTTCTTCGGTCAATGCTGTAGATGTCGAGGTCACCGTCATCAGCGTGGTTGTTGCCGGATGTGGTCTTCAAAGTTGTTGCTGAACCTGAACCATCAGCGGCTTCAGCAGCAGTGATACGGTCAAGAGATTCAAAGTTGTTACCTGCTACTGTGGAAGAGTCAGTCAAGAGCATCTTGTTTACCATTTCAGCGTGGTGCTTACCCATTTCTTCTTTGAGAACTGAGCGCATGTCACCCATACCGTCGTCCTTGTCAGCAAGGAAAACAGCGACTTCGCTTACATCGAATGAGTGAGCGATGGTCTTTGGCTTTGCGGCAACGTGTTGGAAGACTGGCTTAACAGTCTCAGGTAGTGTACCGTTCTCAGCAATACCACCGTGAACTGTGCCTGAGTTTGGTTTGTCAGTAATGACTCTCCATCCACTGCGTTCCCACGGCTTCTTTGGCATAATTGAAAATGCGTTAAATTCTTGGTTGAGTTGCGACCAAACCTTGCGACCATAGATTGCTTGGTATGTTCCAGCGGTGGTACTTAGCATTGGTGCGTCGGCTTTGAGAAGTTCGCTACCAGTGTATGTGTAACCCATTGAGTTACCTGCTCCGTAGTAGTATCTTTCCATATCTGTTACTGTTCTTACATAATTTCGTGCCATGTTATTTCATCTCCATTTTTTTTTGTTGTTTGTGAGTTTTCACTCGCTGCGGTATAGCCCTCCAGCCAGTTGGTGAACTTCATCCCAACTCATGTTTGCCAAGTCTTGTGTACTTGGTACTTCGAGTGCTGGGTTGACAGACTTAGCGATTGTTTCGCCAGCGCCACCTGAAAGATTGTCGATTCGCTCATTGAGTGCTCCGAGAGCCTTCATGACTTCATCAAGAGGAGCACGAGCGTCAAAGTTTTGTGCTTGTGCTTTTGAGATTTCTTCAGCGGATTCTTGAGCGAAGCGACCTTCAAAGTTTGCTTCAAGAGACTTACGGAACGCTTCTTCTTGCTTTGCAGCCTTGAAGACACCGTATGCTTCTTCGATTCGGTGAGAGTCGATGTCACGACCAGTGATAAAGTCAGACTTTTCGACACTGCCACCACCGCTTAGTCCAGCACGCTGGATAGCGTTAGTAGATGGGTTGCCTCCTTCTTGAGCACGACCCTTGACTTGTCCAGCAAAGTAATCAGCACCATCGCCAATTGCTTCAGGAGTGGAGCCGAGGTTTGCCTTTGCTACTGTATCAAAGTGAGTGCGAGCAGCACCAGTGTCTACACCAGCAGACTTGAGTGTGTTTTCCATCCAGTCAAGGTATTCAGATGTGATAACATCAGAGAACTCAGACTTCTTTTTGTCGTCTTTCTTGTCCTTCTCATCGTCTTCGTCTTTATCCATGTAAGTACCCTTCTCTTGTTTGTCGTCTTTGGGGTCATCGGAATCAGACTTACCCTTCTTTTTCTTTTCCATAGCGGCTTGTAGCGCAGGGGGTAGTTCTCCTTTCTCCATAGAGTCCAGTCGGCCTTCTAAGCGGCTTAATACATCGTTCATTTGTTCCATTACTTCTTCGGTCATTTTGTTCACCTTGTTTTTGTCTTCTTTTAGTATATTGAATGTGGCTTCGGGGTTAATTCCTTTTTCGCATATTGTGATTTCGTGTAGTTCCAGTTTTGATATTTCTTGATATGAGCCGTGGGATTTGTCGCTTTTGTTTACTCGTTTGAATGCTTGTCCTCCGATGCTAAAACCTGTTAGGTTTCCTTTTCGGATTTCACTTGATACTTCACGAGCCTTCTCGATGTCGTTTCTTAATTTGACTACAACAAACATTCCGGCATCGTCTACTTCGCTTTTCCACAACCTCCCTTGATTATCTGTATAATTTGATATTACTTCTCCGACTTGAATGTTTGAATGTGCTAATTGGACGTTTCGATACTTTGGGTCAGACATGAATTTTTTGAAAGCGTCTTTCAATGCCGACCTTGTAATTAAATCCCCTTGCTTGTCTACGAGTTCAACTGAAGCATACCCTGCCACAATGAGGTCATTAGACCCCTTGAGGAGTTCGATACTGTTTCTACGTTGAGTTCGCAACACACTAACTACTCCTCTGTTTGTTCACCTACATAAATAAAGCGGCATCACTCTTCTTCATCCTCATCGTCTGAATCGTTGTACTGCTTGCCCTTTTTTCGTTTTAGGCGTTTGTTACGCAAATGTTCGTATTCTTCTTCCGAATCCTCAGTAGGGCGCTCAATCATGTCCCAATCAGGGACACTTTCTTCACTGGTAAGACTGGTTGGCCCTCTTGGAGATTCAATAGCACTACCTACGTCTATACCAAGTCCACCTCTACTCGCCCCACCAGTCATTTTTTCTTTTTGTAAAGTGTCAAGTCGTTCTGTCAAGTCAGCGATACGAGTAATTGTTTTGAGCATTGTTTTCATACCCGGCTTCATGATGTTCATTTCATCATCAGCATCAATGACCCCAGCCGATTGTTTTTCACTATGTCTTCTGTCTTTTTTAGAATGCATAGAGTGATAGGTTTTGTCAGGAATAATCTCCTCAACCACACTATCTTCTTTCTTATCGACTCCTTTCATCATCAACGAGACGGCTTGCTTCCATAGCGGTTTAACACTTTCAGCCAGTTGTAATGTGTAGTCAGACTGGCCTAATTCACCTATTACTGACTGTGGTGAATGCGCCCAATTTCCAGTATGACTGGATTCTGATTTGTAAATAACCTCGTCTAACCCATCAAAAATAATAGATATTTTGTCATTTTTGAGAGTAATATCGTATGGAACTGGGATAACTGGGTGAGATTTTGCCAGTAGAGATAGCGTCTCAAGACTCGCTGGACTCTCAGCATCAGCCTCTCCTAATATCTTTGAAGAGGTTACATCATAGATTGTTTTCCCATTTCGATTCCGCTTTTTAACACCCGATACCGATATAGAAACCGTCTCACCTTCTTTGAATGGCTTGGGACTTTTGATAGTCCCAACATCAAGATATTGTTTCCCTTCATAATCAACACCTCGATTACCAAATCCTTCAGAGTCAAGTGGGCCGGCTCCTAAACGATAAGTGTACGGCCCTTTACCTCGTACATCTAAGATGATGAAACTGACATTTTTGTTTTTACGAAGCAAGAACCATTTTGGATGTCTACGTTCTCCTCGCATATATGTTGAGTTTCCATCACGAAGCAACAACTGCTTATGTTCTTGTTGTAGGCTTTCTACTGTAGATTCAAGTCCACCGTCTTCTGTAATACGAGTATCAAATGGGCCGGGAACTAAAATTTTATCATGACTGTCAAACTGTCCTCTTAGAACTTTGAGTCGTTCTCTTACTGTCATGTCCGATACATTTGTATCATCGTAGTCAAGCAAGTCAATGATGTGGATGTTGTCTTTCATTTGCACTGCGTCGATAATGTAATTCTTCTCGGTCAGTTTTTTGAGGCTTGCTTTGTGCTCTTCGTTGATAGGTACTGCGTTGTTGTCTCCATCGTAAGCAGTAAAGCGACTTCCCTTTCTTATGATTATCATACGCTTACCATCATAAAATGCTGAGACAACCCAATCGCCGCTAAAACCTCGTAGCGCTTCAAAATCTTTGAGACTAAAGATACGATGCATTGGTAGAATAGGAGGAGGACGAGCCTTGTCTTCTTTCAACAAAGCGTCAGGATTCATCAACACCATCAGTGTTTCAGATGGGTCGCTTGTCGAAATAGCCATAGGGTCAATGTTTGGAGGTAGACCAGTAATGTCAGGACGATTCATATTGGTAGAAGCAACAGGAACTTGATACCCCGATGACAATACTTGCTGAACAGCATCTTGACCGTGAACAGCAGTCATTAACTCTTCAGGAATACTATGCAAAAACTGAGGTTCAGTGTTTGTACCCACCATGATGGTTTTATTACCGGGAAATTCAGCACCAACAGATGGGTGTAATTGTGCATAACCACTATCCATCGTACCTGATGCAAACATATCTTGAACGCTAACACCTCGACCACTCGTAACAGGGTGAATTGGGAATGAATCAAACTGTGCTTCTTTGACTTTCGTAGAAGGCGCTACTACCTTGTCCATTGTTTGTGCATTTGTTGGGTCGAATACATAGAGGTCGTGAACCCTACTCTTAGCGCTGTTAATTGGCTGATTCATATTTCCCTTTAGGCTACCAATAGCATTCATTTTCTTACCGTAGTCTTTCTTACGTTCTGAAAGTTGAACACGACTTAGACCATGTAAGTTGAGTTGATTTTCTTGATTGGGTCTAAAGAGCGTTTCTAACTGCGTCAAACTCTTTCCATACTTATCGTGAAAAACACCAGAAAATTTTCTATCAGCCTTTACTCTACCAGTAGGGTCTTCTTTAGCCGATGGTCGAGTCCGAACGTGCTCTCTTAAAATAGAATTAATTGCTTCATGATGGTCGTCAGTGGTAAACATATCATTTGCTTCTTCACCAGCGAAACTAACACCTGAGCCTAACAAATCACCATGTCGTAAAACTTTGAGGGGAGCATTCATTCCTTCAAGCAGTCTTGTAATCATGTGATTATGAGCATCATCGTTTGGTAAATTGAGAAGGGAACGAACCTTTTCAGGAGAGTGTGTAGGTAGAATCTCTTTACCAGCAGCACCCAAAACGCTTGCTATGGTGTGATGAGGTGATACAACATTATCGCCTTGAGAAAGCAATTCACTGGCGCTTTTTTGCTCTCTCGTAACTTCACCATAGCCATGCGTTTCTAAACCATGCGCTTCGTGAGGTAATCGCATCAAAGCAAGGTTAGCATCTTTGAATAAACGAGAAGTATTTGCTATGAACTTATCAGGAAACTCAGGATTAAAAGCATCAGAGTCTGCTTTTTCATATTCAGGTTTCATTTTTTGAGCCATAGCCAAGATAGCGTTCATGTCACTTTCATCTTTTTTCTCTGAATGATTGCCTAAATGTTCAAATGCATTAACAAAATCAGGCTGAGCCAATGTATTGATGTCATCAATTTGAGATTCTATTTCATGCAGTCGGAGATTGGCTCGTGCGTATTCATCGCTACCTTGCTCGTAGTTCATTATCTCTTCACTAATGTTATCATACTCATCGTCTAATTCTTGAATAGCGGTTCGTTGTGACTCAGTTAATGCTCTTTTTGCATCAGTTTTCTTTGTTTTGTGTCCTTGATGAACACGAAACAATTCTTTACTACCTTCGTTGTGACTAAGTTTTGACCCAGCGGGTAAATTTTTTCGACTAAGACGACGATTCTTTTTCATAGGTTCATGAGGAGGATGAAGACGACCACCCATTGTTGCATTACGATGAGTTCTTACTGAGTTTGTATGCGATTGTGTAACTTGCATACCCATACCGCCTATAGCGTTAATTGGATTTGTGCCGAAGTGATTTGCACCATCTTTATGAACATTCCAAGCAGAGCCGTTGTAGTAGATTTCCCTTTCTTTTTCACTCATGTAGCGAATTGCATTTGCATATTCTCCGTTTAGAGAAGATGCTTGTCGAAAAGGCATGTTCTTGTTGTTTCTTGGTTTACGATGAATGTGATTTGAAGAATCCCACAGGGAAGTGATACCATGCCCTCCGATGTGCTCTTTTATCTCTTTTGAATACAGAGAAGGAACGTATCGACCCCAAAGCCCTATTGTTTTTGGATTAGGAATAAATTCATTACCATCCACTTTACCAATGACAGAATAACCTTCAGCATCCTTTGGTGAAGAATCATGTATCATTTCTAAGTAATGCAAGACGTTTCTACCCATACCGCCTTGATGATGAAACTCATCAGCAAAGTGAGCACCGAGTCCGATGATATTATTATTATCGTCAGTTAAGTAATGCTCTCTTTCATTTACTGGAATGTCAGTGATGTCATAACCGTTTGACCCTCCGTGATGAAACCAATCATGATTGCGAATTGGCTTTTGCTCTCTATTTTCCTCAGCCAACTTTTTTGCTCTGTCCATAATTTGTTTTATCTTAGGCTGAGAGACAAGCGCTCCTTCATACCCAAGTAACAAAGGATGTGAGTCCATTTCAGTCATATCTTCGTTGTAACCCATAAGACCCAGCATTGTTTTTACATTTACAAAATTTTGCTCTTTTTCATCAAGTGTCTTCAACTCTTGAAGAATACCTTCACCATGATGAACTGGATGGGCTTTTGCACCCTCATGAATTTTTGCACCTTGTCGCATCGCACTAATTGGAAGTTGGTTGATGAAATTTTCATCTTCAGGTGGTTTCTCATACGTTCCAACGTCAAAAGCATCTTGATGCTCAGTAAGAAGTTCGTTGTATTCCGATAGAAGATTGTCATACACAGATGTCGAAGATTGGTTATCACTGTCGAAAGGAATGTCTTGCATCGCCTGTATTAAGGATTGATTAATGAATCTTGACTCCCCAAAGGGTATATCTTCAATTGTCTCATAGTGTTTCCTAACATTCGCACCATGCATGTGTTGAGGTCGCATGTAGTGGTCAAATTCACCAGTAAATCTTTGAGCAAGATTTCTTTTGATACGACCAGCGCTAATACGCATACCGCCACCTAAGTCAATGTCTTGAGCATCGTGAGCGTCTGTACCAACTCCGTGAACGTGATTGATAACTTTCTGTCTTTCAAGCGGAGATAAAAATTCCAAACCATAGAGATAACCCTCGTAGCCAAGCGCTTCTCTAAGCGCTTTTGGCTCAAGTTCAGAATCACTCTTACCGCTGTAAAGATGGTCATGAATCTCCTGTTCCGTCATACCTTCCTTTGGGTCGTGCATTTCACTGTGATATTGGTCACCCTCCCATCTGTCGGATGCATCTTCAAAGTGCATCAATTGTAGAGCGTGCTCATGTTCATCGGGTATGGGATATTTGTTCATCATCTCTTTAACGGAGGCTGGGTTTTCTCCTTTCCATCGCTCAAAGTCTCGGAGATAAAGGTCGTGAGCATAATTGTCTTTCAAAGGCCCGAGATGATTGTAGTGTTTGACATCTTTATTTACCGCATTGTCAAACTTCGTCTTACCAACTACCGACAAGTTGTTTTGTTTTTGCTCATAGTTTTCTTTACCCTTTTCGGCTTCTTTATATCGTTGAGCCAAACTCATACCACCGGGTTTAGATGCTAAGTAGAAGCGTCGTAACTTTTCTATCATTTTTGACCTACCAGTTATGGCGTGCTTCTGACGCAAAGGGTGGTGGTCTTTGTGATGAGGATGAGACTCAGAATAATGCTGTCCTTGAGCAAACTCGGCATGAGGAAATGATGAGGCCAAATCAAACAAAGAACGCTCTGTCATGCGTCCTTGCCACGGATGCTCACCGAGTCGCATCTCTGAGCCTCGTTCAAAACTAAATACACCCTTTTGCTTCTTATCGAATCGGTGTCGCTTTTTTTTAACTTGCTTAAGCAAGGAGTCGCAGATTTCATCCATAGGTGTCTCTTCGATACGAACACCATGATTTTCTAAATTCATCTTAGCAAAGTGAAAGTCACCAACAGCGTAAGGAATGTCTATACCGTCTATAACTGACTTAAGCAGTTCGTTACGACTTCTGTAATACCAGTCTGTAGGAGTTTCAATCAATCAAAAACCCCCTCAATAGGGGTTGTTGCTGAGAACCCCGTTGTTGTCAAGACGACTTACTCCGCCACCGTCGTGAGGATTCAACATAGTGGCTAACTTGTCAAGACTTACTTGCACTGATGTAGCACCTTTGTTGGCGACATCTTCGGCGTTGTATGGATATTGATTTGTGGTGTAGTAGGCGTTTCTTGTCTGACCGCCTGTTTCGGACACAAACATGACATCCATTGGAGAGGAGTTATACGATGTAGAGAAGCCGGGTTGAGAACCTTCGGCAACTGATTTTTTGACTTTTGCATGTAGTGTATTCAATCCTCTTGAGGCAAGGCTTGGCATACGAGCGTCTTCTTGTCTTTCTACATCACCTGTAGCAGATTTATCAGTCAGAGGCATAGGTGGGCCACGGAAGCCGGGTCGCTTGATTCCAACACCACGTCTTTCACCACGCTTTTGTTGTCGAGGTGGGCCTTCGTTCATTCTAAAATCGCTTTCACCAGTGTCTTCTTGAGCATCCAGTTCACTCATCGGTGACTCATCTACTTCATCAGGAAACTGTCGCTCTCCTCGTGGTTCAGGAGATTCACCCATGTTTCTTTTTTGAGCATCGGCAATTGTGAAGGTGTTGGCTTTTTCTTTCATGTCCTTTTGCATAGCGTTGCAACCCATTTTGTTGCAACCCTTCTCAGCCATTTTACAACCGCATTCTTTGCATTTCTCTTCTTTGGAGATATAATCAATACGGTCTATCATAAACTGTGCTTTGTTCATTAGGTCATATACTTCTCTGCTTATTGGGGATGCTATAGGTTTCATTGTGTCACCTCAGTTGATTTTGCTTGTTCAGCCATTTCATGTATCTCATCCCAAGACATCAAATGAATATCATTGTTTGAGTATTCATTTTGACTCTTAAGTAATGCTGAGTCCATTTGACTTTCAACTCCAATATCACCTCTAAATGCATCTGTAGATACATCTTGGCTTAGTGGAGTAGAAGCGGGAATAAAACCTGCTTTGCGTAGCATAGAAATGGGGTCACTCACTGCGTTACGAAGTTGTTGATTTTCAGTTTTGAGCATCTGTAAATCTCCATCCATTGTTTCCATTTTAGAAATCAAAGTGTTCATTAAACGCTCAGCAGTAGATTCTTTAGACATTTAAACACCTTCATCTAACGTAGCGACCAAAAGTACCAGTATGCTTTGTGAAACCACGACCTACACGACCTGACACAATTGTACCGGGTAGAACATCGCCTCGTTGAGCGAGATTGAATTTGTCTCCACTCTCATTCATCTTCATCAGAGTCGATTCTCCGGGTGTAACAACCGCAACGTGATTTTCCGCTTTTTTAACAGCCGAATAAATATCTTCGTTCAAAAATCCAGCAAACTTCATAATTTCATTAAGATGTTGTTGTGCTGCAAATGGGTCACTACTCTCCAGTGCTTTGTTAAAAGCATCTGTGTGAACAGTTAGTTTTCGTGCCATAGGATTCATTTTCTTTAAGTCCATAGTCTCGCCTCTATTGCATTCGTAGTGATACCACCCTAAATAGCCTTACGCCCCACGAAGCCGTCTGCTATCTTGCATTCGTTGTGCATTTTGTTGAGGAATAGTCGGTTGCATTCCTCTTTGTTGAACACTACTTACAGGTGCTCCAGCACCGGGACTACCTCTTTGTTGAGGTCTTGCTGGTGAGCGTGGAGTACGAATACCCATTCCTTCTCCACCGGGTTGAGATGGAGGCATCATCTGAGGAGGCATTCTACCACCCTGCATCATTTGAGGAGGCATTCTACCACCCTGCATCATCTGAGGAGGCATACCACCCGCTTGTGGCGGAGGCATAGGCGGAGGCATACCGCCGGGTTTTTGTTGTGGAGGTTGTCCTTCAGGCTGAGGTGGCTGAGGAGGTTTCTTGCGGTAACTAAAGCGAACGTCTCTGTCACCTTCCTCAAGTAACTCAGGTTCATACCCAAGCATTTGCATACGCTGAGCAAGATTAACTTCCATTTCATCACGGCGCAATCTTGTGATTTCATCTTCTTCTTCGTTTGGATAAAGAGTCAGTTTCCAATCAGTAATATCTAATTCACGAAGCATACGAGGGAATAGAACATCAGTATACACTTTTTGTCCATATTCTACTGCACGATTTGTTACAAGAATCTGTAGACCTTCGTTGTTTAAACCACCTGATTTACCATTGTCAATCATAAAGATAGAAGAGACACCATAGAAAGCAGCGATACGGTTTCTTATCTCGTCACGCACAGCAATGTATTGCATCTCTTCAAGTGTGTCCATGAACTTAATCCAATTGACACCACCACGACCCGATGCTGATTCAATACCAACCTTTGGAATGTAATGAGGGTCACGCTCCATCTTTTCATCAACACCTTTCCAAAACGATTTCATTGATTCAAGATTGTCCGTCGTAACGCTTACAATACCCTTTGGAATCCTACGCTTTTGATAGGCAGTGTAGATGTAGTTGTCCATAGCGGTTAGAGTCATGGCTTGTCGCCAAAGCGTGTTCACAGGAGCACGTCCGTACAATTTACCGGGATTGTATTTTGAAAGATGAAGAACTTCCCCTTTCATGAAGTATTGATTCTTACCCGAACCTGCCATATTGACATAATGAGCATCAACTAAGCGAGCACCACAAACTTGACACTTTGGCTCTTGACCGGGATATGCAACTTGGTCACGATGAATACGACAAATCTTGTATCGACCACCACGAACACCACGCTTGTCAGCGATAATTCTCATAAAGATAGGGTCACCACGAATGAGTTCTTTGACTCTGTAAAACTGCACTTCTCCAGTTTTTTCATCAACATAATACTCTTTAATCATCAATAGGAATGCGTCGTCTACGATATTCAAATCACGCTCAATTTCATGAAGAATTTGCATAAAACCCTGTTCCATAGAGTTTTCTTGTTGTAGTAACCATTTACCGTACACAACCTGCTCGGGGTCAGGTTTGCGAACTTCACCGTTGCAAGAAGGACATACTTCGACTTCATGCTGAAACTCCTCTTCACATTCAGTACATTTCATACGAAACTTCTTTTCCCAAAAATAACCTCTACGGAATACTTCTTGACCAAGTTTTGTAATGACGGTTCTAAGAATTAAATTTTCATTTGACACAGCATAAAGTGCTGGTAGAGTAATACCTTGTGCTAAAACTGGCTCTTGTATACCAGTGGTATACAGAGGCATCTGCGGTTGAGGGGTAGTCCTTCGTCTAAACGGGCTTGCTAATGTAGAAAGAAAACGACTTACAATACTTTGATTTTCTTCAGCCATCATAGACCCTCCCTGTATTTTCCTATAGTGTCCATGTCAATTCCCCAACCATCTAACAGAGCACGAGATTTCTTTTTGTCATCTTTCCAGTTTTCGTATCGCACTAAGCGTTTGAGTTCTTGCTTACGAGTTTTATCTTTTTCATCAATGTAGGCTAAAACAGCCTTCGCTTGAATGGACTTCATTTTCAAGTGAGGGGACACCCCACCAAGTAACTTTCGTAAGTCAGCCTTAGAATAAAATTGTAAACGATGTTGGCTTCTTTGGTTGTCTTTGTATACTTTATTATCAGTAGACAAAATGCCACATTCCAGTGTTTTGAATAAATCTTCACAATGAACTTTTCCTCTATCCCCAGTAGCAATCATACCAGCCCGAGGCTCACCACGCTCAGTAATTGTAATGTACCCATCAGCGTCAATGAAACCAGCACTATACGACCATACATCTTTCATAACCAAACCATCACTGGATATAACGACGTATGTGTTTCTCACTGCTCCTTTGACAATATCGTAGTTTTCTCCATACATATTTATGAGCGTTGTGAGTTTTCTGTCTGTTTGTGCTTTCTTTAACATACCAGCATCAGAAAAATTACTACGTATGGTGGTAGCCTTCATCGGCCCTTTTTGCATCAATTCATTTGCAGCAAACTGTAGAAAATCTCGCTCGGATTTTTTTAATTTTTCTGTTGGATGTAGCGTAGTAGACCACATTTTACGAGCCTCGCTTCTATCTCGCATAGAGCCAGCCCAAGCCTGTTGCTCTTCAACCCCCCAAACATCTTCATGTTCATCTAACATCTTTAGAGTCTGTTCGGCGTTATCCCACATTATACAAGCACGCTCAAGATTGACACATCGAGACTCGCCAAACTTGCGTAGGCTCTTGAGTTTACGGTCATCAAGACCGAGTTGTTTTATGATATTTTCATATCCATCAGACCAAGAAAGTGATTTGATTGTTATGTCGGTTTCAAGTGACTTAATAGTGCGAACATCTTTGATAAAACTATCAATCTCATCACGATTGTCTTTGTTACCTCTTCGTGCTTTTCTTAGCCGCTTTACCAGTGTTTCAGCGTTGCAACCAAGAGAAGATTCAAACCAACCATCTCCATTAGGAGCAAAGTGGTGTTGCTTCTTAATTGGTTTTACTTCCTCATAAGGAACAGGGGTAAATGATACAACTTCACCAAAGTCGTCTTCTATTAATGCTGACCCCCACATAGTTTGACCTCTTGATTGACCTATTTACCACTTGCTACTCAAAAGAGGTTTACTGTAGATTTTTGCTATTTCATTAAGTTCAGCAATATCTAACCCCGATTCATAGCCCATTTTATCTAAATATCGAACCATGTCGTTTGTTGAAAGATTGCTACCACTACCATGAACGAAGGGACAACCTCCTAATCCACCAATACTGGTGTCAAATTCGGTGATACCCCATTCTAAAGCAGTTTGAATGTTTACAAACATATTGTCTTTTTTGTCCTTTCTGTGATGTAAATGGAGTGCTATCTCAGAATCAATATGTTTTGACAACTCAAGAGTTCGGAAGATAAGAGAAGGGTGGGCTTTACCGACTGTATCACAAAGAACAACAGTGTCAGCCATGTGCTGTGCTGCTTGCATAGCCTTCAATACTTTTCTTTCATCTACGCTTTCATTAGGTGCTCCGAAGGCACAAGAAACGTATGCTCTAACATTTTTAGTGTCGGTATTTTGGAGCATTAAATCCAACTCACTTACAATCTCATCCATGTTTTTTCCTAAGTTGGCTTGATTAAAACTATCAGATGCTGAGAAGAAGACATTTATTTTTTTAGCGCCAGCGGCTTTCGCTCTATCCATTCCTTTTTGATTTGGAACAAGAACAGCAAAGTTGTCAATGTCACGAGTGGCCTGAAACACTTCTTCAGCGTCAGCCATGTTTGGAACGTACTTAGGATGAACAAACGAGGTAACCTCCATTTGGTTTAAACCAACATCGTAAAGTCGATGTATCAAATCAATTTTTTGATTAGTCGGTGTGAACTCCTCTATGTTTTGCAAACCGTCACGAGGCCCGACTTCGTAGAGGTTTACATCACTCATTTTGCTCACCCATTATCCTTCGGTCAGCGAAAAATCTCGACGGGTCTTCAGCGATAAGTTGTTGAAGTGCTTCTTGTGCAGCGGCTTCTTGGGAGTTTACCCTTTGCTTACCTCGTGCTAAAGCACTAACAGCGCTCATGAATGGCTTTCTACCTTCTCCAAGATACGAAGGATTTGAACGTGCTTCGATGTAGTCAGGATTGTTCTTACCTTCTTGGAACATCATTTCACCCATACCTTCAGCCGATGCCATTTCAGGATGTGTCGTGGCTAATGCGTTGGTAGCCTGAGTTCCAAAACGGTCAATCAAACTTTGACGTAGTGCTGGTGCTCGTTGCATAGATGAGGCTACATCTGAAAACTGTCTCGCTGTTGCTTTATCACCTGCATCTCTGAGAGAACTGGCTTCTTGGAATAGGTCATCAATGCTGGCTTTTTTGAGTGCCTTTCTTTTCATATTATTAAAGATAGCATCGTAGAGATTTTCTTCGTTAGTCTTAGCGGGAACAGAATCTTGCACCGCTTCAGGTTCAGGTTCAGGCTGACTTGCTTCTTCAAACTCTCTATGCGCCGCAAGCATACGATTGTATTCATCAGCCTGTTCAGGAGTCATACCAGCGTATGGGTCACCATGTTTTTCACGGATTTCTTTTAGTGGCTTAACTCCGACATATCTATTAACGTCTGCACCCAATTTTTCTCTAAAATCTTCTTGTCCTGATGCTTCGTCAGATGTGCCGTATTGTCCTCGAAAGTCGTCTCTTGTACGGATTCCTTTCTTCTTTGAATCAGGGTCAGCAGCGTGCGTAGGGTCTTTGTCGCCTTTCTTGCCTACTGAAATAATCAGCACCATACCGTGTTTCTTTCCGCCCATTTTCTTTTCTTTCATGGTATCATCCACCCGCCGTTTCCTCTGCCTGTGATAATGTTATCAAGACCCGGTAAGATGTCATCGAGGAGAACAATAGAGCCTTTGAACTCTTTTGTACCCCAGTTTGCTAACGCCAGTGCCATAGCCAAGTCATCATGTACGCCCACGCTTTCCAGTCTCCCGTTCTTTTGCATTCCAAACCTATTCAATTCTTCTTCTAACTTATGAGTAAACTGCCTACTTATTTCGTTGCCGTAAGGTGTTTTGATTTGGCCCTGTTCAAAAGCCATGAGCAAAGACATGAAGAGGCTTTCCTTTCTTGTCTTGGTTGTCATGAAGGTTCTGATAGGAATATCTTCTCGCATATCCTTGAGTTCCATAGCAAACATACGCTGGAAGTTGTTACCCTCAAGTTCAATCAAGTCAGGTTGGAATCGTTGATTCAACAAAATGATTTGTCGTTTTTGTGCCATAGAACTCATACCACGCTCATGCACGACCCCGACAATTTGTTTGACGTTATCATCAGGTAGAGTTCGTAAAACAGTCATAGCAGTAAAGTCAGCATTCTTGTCAGATGCAATCGCTGTGTCCCAGCCAATGAAATGTTGACCAAACAAACCCATGCTGTTACCCTCTTCATCATACTCATGCTCAGCATGGTCGAGAAGTACCAGTTCTCTGTCACGAGCCTTTTCCAATATCGTCATTGGGAACATACTTGCTACGTCATGAATTGGCTCACAAAGATATTCACGAGTAAATTGAATTGCTGGCATCGAGAGTCGTCGTTGCTCAAGTGCATCAAGACTCCAACGGTCAGGCCAAAGAGGGACGCCTTCTTTATTGATAGCGGGATAAGTCTCCACTTGAAATGTTTCTTTTCTTTCTAACTCAGCGTACAAATCGTTGTAACTGAACGGAGTTCCTACCATCATGAGTTTTCCTTCGTGGTGAAGAACAGGTAGAAGAACACCATAGAACCAATCAGCAGCACGTTGCAGTTCACTGCCAGTAGTTCCTGATAAAATGTCATCACATACTACAACATCAGGGTGGAAACCACGAGTTGCCCCACCAACCGATTTAGCCATAATACGGCTACCGTTAGTGAACTCAAAGTAGGTTTTTCGCCACGGTATACCACCGGGTTTGAGATGTTGTAAACAAGGTGCTCCGTCGATGTTGTTACGGATAAAACGCATATGTTCCAGCGTTTGTTCAAGAGAGTGAGAGAAAATCATAATGTGTGTATTTGGTTTGAAAGCCGCTAACCAAAGAGCGTAGGACATAAAGAAAACAGACTTACCGTGGTCACGAGACGCTTTAACACAGTAGTAACGATTCTCATTCAAACCTTCATTCCAAGATTCGTGATGCCCTGCATAGTCAAAACCCAAGACTGTTTCAAAGAAATACTTGAAAGAGCGCCCAGCCATCTTTCTGTCCATCTCAGTGATGAGTTCTTTCATTTGCTCTTGTTCGTCTCGCTTAGCCATCAGACCACCCCAACGAGCATTTTTTCTATAGGCAATTGAGTTTGCTGAGTCATGCTTTGCTTTTTACCGCTTTGTTGCTTGGCTGCGTCGATATTATTTTTAATTTCAGCACCAGCCTGAGCATCTTCAACATTACCAGTTGTGTTATCAGCAATTGTTTGACCTGTTTTATCGTCAATGTCTGATGTCTCAGGAGTTGGCGAAGCAACAGCAACTTGATTTGCGGCTCGGACATTTGCCGTATCTTGGGCTGGATTACCTGTGGTGAATGTTGTTTGACCACCTTGACCCGTAGCCATGCCGTCTCGGACTGCCACGCCACCACCCATAGGTGGTTGGTAATCTTGCATAACTGTGCCAGCGCTGGTGTCTTCACCTCTTGTTTGTGCTAACCTCGCCTCAGCACCTGCTTGCGCTTGCTTGCTCTTAAATGGAACTGGATTTCCAAACTTGTCAGTAGACATCACTTCTCTTTGACCTTGATAATTTATCATTTCATCTTCAGAGTGAGTAGGCTCAGCAACTTGAGGAGTAGGCTCAGCAACTTCAGGTTTTACAACACCAACGCTACGACCAGCGATATTGGCTGCTGCTCCACCTAAACCTTCAGCCAACGGTTTTTTTACTGAGTCTGCTGTAACTTGACCAGTTTGATACGCACCCACTCCGCCAGTAAATGCGTCTTGACCAGCAGCACCAGCATTAGCAAGTTGAGTCAAACCAGCAAGAACACCAATGGTTGACCCCATTCTGTTTCCAAAGTTGTGAGCCATCTCACCGTATTTTGAACCTCTATCGAATGCTGTTTGACCAGCACCAAGAGCACGAGTTTCGCCTTCTTTGAGATTACGTCTATTCATTTGATTAAGAGCAGTAGCGGCATATCTGTCACCAATGTGCATACCGAGTTCATTTTCACCTGATTCATCCATTCTTGGTTTTGCTTCGTATTGTTGAGTTACTGGGTGTATATTTAAGTCACCGATGCCACCAGTAACACCAGCAAATTGTTGAGTTGGTGCTTCTTGGCTTTGTGTGTAGAACATTTGCATACCACCCGGCATACCTCCTCCCATCGGTACGGCGGGGGTAACCTCTTTACGGATAACATAGACTTGACCCATCAGACACCACCTACACTTACTTTGACGACCTTAACAACGTCAGTAGAAACATTGAGTCGCTTTGCAATTCGTTCCCAGTCACCAGTGGCATATGCAATTGAGCGAACATCAACAGGCGTGAGGTCTACGCTCTTGGCAAGATAGTGAATAGCACGACGGTTACCGACATTGACTGGTCGAGTTAAAGCGTGCTTCATGATTTTGCTGTCATTACGAGCGTCATCTAACTGCATATTTTCCATAGCCTTCATGACTCTATCCATTGGAGAGAGTTCAGCCGATTGAGACTTCATGTATTGAGTAAGTAATCGCTGGCGTGGGTCACCCATGAGTTGTTGATACTGCTGCTCTTGAGGTGAAAGACCCATACCTTCTCCTTGAGGTACTCTTGCTCCAGCCGCTTCTATGATTCTACGAAGCGATGCTGGGTCAGCCTGTCCGACACGACTTCGTGCCGCTGCCATTTCAGCGCTTTGCGGTGTGAAAGAAGGTGCTCCCCGTTGAGGGACAGACGGAGGTAGGGTCGTCTGTTGAGGCGCTGGGGGAGCAACAGCGACCTCAGTGGGAACAGGTTGTTGACGTGGTTCAGGTCGTCCAGTCGAAGTAGTAGAAGGTCTTGTAACCGATTCTCTTTGAACTGGAGCGAGTGCTACGTCGTGGTGACTTGGAATGTGTTCAGGTAGATTTTCAATAATTTGTTCAGGATATTGCATAAAGCGAGAAGACAATCCAGTAGTCGGGAGTGATTCAGGTAACTGACGACGGGTTTGATGACCAAATGCTTCGCTGAGTAAATCAGCCAAAGCCTGAGTTCCTTGTCTACGTTGCTCAACAGTATCATAACTTTGAAGATTCAACCCCAGTCCTTGAATGACAGCGGGGTCGATGTTACCTTCAGCATCTCTTGGCATGTAGGCTCGCAACGCACTGTCGTGCTCATCATGTGCTCCACTCAGCATAGCCTTAGCGTAAAACTTAGCAGCGTTTTCGTGAGTTCCCAAACCTTGTGTTGTTCTTTGTCCATCCAGCGTTTCCAAGTGAGCGCCGGGTACAGCATGGCTACGCATGTTGTCAAATCCAACATCGTGGTCTTTCCCAAAGGCATCAAGAATATGTTGGAACGCTCGCTTACCCACACCGGGTCTTGCCGCCGAACCGCTAATGATACGACCAAACAACATGTTGAAGGCTGGGGTTCGTGATAATTCGTTAATCATGTTGTCAGTGCTGGCTGGACTTCGCAACACAGTTCTAAGATTCATCATTGTATATTGAGGAGAACCAGTTGTGCCGGGAGTCGTGTTGATTGGTACTTCAACATCAGGGACTTTATCAGGGTCAATGACCTTTAGTGCTTCAGCGATGTGAACTTTTGCACTGTTGATTGAATTTTTTGGCCCTGTTTGTTGGCGACCAGCCATCATGTGCATAAAATCAGGAGTATGATTCATGACTTCCCAAGACTGGATTCCAGTGTGGGCTGCGTCATGGGAAACACCGGGAGGAGCATTGGTAAGATGTGTGCCGGGTAGCATATACCCTTGAGGTGTTTGGATGATAGAGTCACCACCTCGACCACGAATACGACTACCACGAGGATGTAAGTCCTTGATGTCAATATGAGGATTGTCAAGGAACTCAGCACCAACTAAATCTTTGATACCGAGTTCTTCAAGTAGAATTTTTTGTAGATTGTGATTGTAAGGAACGGCGTAGGATTCAATCATAGCACCAATTTTTTCCTTACGGTTAGGTCGATTTGTATACGCTGTGATGTATTCACCATTATTAGTTCTATGAGCACGAGTGGTGGGTTTACGTCCACCATACCCAGCGACTTGAATTTTACGATGTTGCATGTCATCAACATCAGGAATGTCTTGAGCACCAGTTTTGTCTTGATGTTCAAGATTTGTCATTTTGATGGCACGCTGAACAATGTTTCGACCAGTAAGTTGTCCCAACTCAGGATGGTCTTGACCAAGCATACCATTTTTCTCAAGAGCCTCACCAATGGCGTGTATCACACCGTCAATTCCGTGATGGTGAGATTCTCCATTATGGTCAAGGTAGACCATTTCATCATGCTTACCTTTGACGAATTTACCGGGAATTAATTCACCCATACCAAAGTGTCCTAACGGGTGTGGTTTTGCTACACCATAATGAGCATAAGCAGGAACGTCAGGGGTATTTGGGTCAGGGTGTATTGCTTCAGGAGGTGGAGAAGTTTTCAGATACGGAGTAAGTTTTCCCGTTTCAGGATGAGGATAATAACCGTATACACCGTCACCCTTGAGGATAATTGACTTGCGAACTAAGACATTCAAACTCGTCCACTCCCTCTACCAACAAGAGCACCGGGGTCAAGTCCAAAGTCTCGTGGCTCATTGTCTACATCTTCTGTAGCACCTTCGTTTCGATTTGTTTGTTTTGGGCTGTTGGCTGGATAATTTGGTAATGTGCTCGCAGCACCAGCGGTATCACCGTCACCTTTACCTTTTCTTTTGCCGTCTTTGTCTTTCTTTTCACGCATCAATTCACGAATTTCTTTTAGAGCAATTCGCATCAATGCTGCTTGATATGCATTACCTTTGAGAATGTCACTGTGTTGAGGGATGTCCTCACTCATTGTAATCATGCTCGGCATCTTAGGACGTACTAAGTGAGGCATCTTCATCTTAGGTGGTTGAATACTTGGAGCACGAACTGCATGTAGTCGTGGTCTTGGGACACGAGGATATTGTAGTGTGTTTGTCAAACGACCTCCACCAGTTTGACCTGAGATGAAAGAGCGTTGGCTGTGTTTCATGTGTGGCGTAGTAGTGCTTCTCACACCACCTTGTAATTTACGAGCCTCTTGTGAAGCAAGATAAGCACCATATTTCTGTGGGTCTTTACTCATCGGTTGTTTACTCGCAAGACCTCGGTGAGAAAACTCAACAGAAAGATGTTGCCTCATAAGTCCAGTTTTACGCCCCAGCGGTAGATTACGACTGATGTTCTTGGAACGCCTTGATGTGGCGTTACGAGGGTCACCTCCCCCTTTTGGACGTTCAAATTGACCAGTAGATGGTCGCCATTTAGCGTAGCCTTCTTTCTTGCGTCGTTTGCCTACGGAACGCTTCGTTTCTTTTTTTTTAATCGTGTCCGACTTAAGCAGTTGCCAAGCGATGTCCATAGGTTCAGACATTTGAATCATCTCTCCACCAGCAGCACCCGGCCCCTTAGCACCCATAGCAAGACTTGTCATGAATCCACCAGCGCCGCTTGGCATAGTTTGTTTGGATGGGTCGTCAACTGAGCCACGAGGTTTGAACTTCTCCTCTTCTTCATCTACCTCTTCATCAGGTTTTTCATCACTAATACCAAGATGATGTGAACGGACTTTGATGTGACGAATTTTTTTGTCTTCTTTTTCTTCACGTTCTCGCTTGGCTTGTCTCTTGTCCTTGCGTCTTTCCTTATCTTTGGCATCTTCGACACCGCTGGGTGGGCGTTCATCTTCATGATTCGCCCTGAACATCTCGGAGGATTCTGAGCGAGGATTATACATCCTCGTGTCGGAGGTTCGGCCCATCATCCCTCCCGTCATGAGTTATCCCCCACGATATGATGTTCAAAACACTGTCGCAACTTTTGAGCCATTTTTCTATAGAATAACGCTACTCTTGGACTGTCTTCAAATGCGTGAGTCATGTTTTTGATTGTATAATCAAACTCTTCAAGCAATCGAGGAATAAGTTGGTAAGCAGGGAAAAAGGTTACAGGATTATCGTCTTCAAACACTGTCTCAAACGATTTTGCCAGCAACTTGAACAAGTCGGGTGGTGTGATGTCTAACTCACCGTAATGCTCAAATCGTTTTGTAACACAACGGCAAAAATCAAGATAAACTGGTACAGCGTTTTCAGAAATTGGTCGGTCACATTCAACGAACGTGAACGCAGGGTGCGTCATTTGTAGTAAGTCAGGAACTGGTACTGGCATCAATTCATATCACCTGCGTGTTCCAGTAAAGACTCACGGATTCTTGCCCATGAGTCAGGGCTTTCTTTTCCGAGTTCGACTTTGAGAATGTTAATTGTGTTATTGACTTGACTGTTTTCAGACGTAGGACTCCATTGTTCGTTCATCTTCAACAAATCCTTTATTGATTCTCTGACTTCTTTGTGCAGAGACACTGCATCTTTGACGAAACCGTCTTCATGGACACTACCCTCATTGAGCAGTTCAGACAATTTATGGTTGAGCAGTTCGACGTTTGACCTGAGCGCATTTATCTCCTCTCCTACGACTAATGTTATCTCAGCGGCTGCACTTCTTTGAACTAACGGTTGAAAGTGGTGTTTCATATGGTGGTACACCGATGCTTCAGAGATACCAAGTTCTTCTCCAATAGCCTCTGATTCGGAGCCATCAGCAAAAAAACGTCGTTCAAAGTCGGCTCTTTCAACATGAGCACATACCTTACACTGAGGATTCGATGCCATATGATATTGACCCATGTGATTACGAAAGTGACGGTCAGTTGTGTTGAGTCGCCAACCCATGTCTTTGTCAAGTTGTTTTGGGGATATTTCACCATCAAGTAGACCTTTTTCTAAGTCAGCACGACTCGGGTGTTGACACAAAGGGCAAGACCTTTTTGTGATAGCATCGCCCTCCGCCATGACACGCTTAAGGCAGCATTACCCATAATGCTTTTTCTTCTGAACCTCTTCGTAGTGACATGCTCCCGCCATACGAAAGAGTTCCCAAGCAACCTCTCAAAGAACGTGGAAAGGATATACTTAAGGCTTCAAAAGATGCACTGAAAGGCCGTAGAGTCTCAACATCGGAATACATGAAACGACTGGACAAGTGCTATAGTTGCCCTTACATGCAAAAAAGAATGGGTACGTGCCAACTTTGTAATTGCGTTATGAAAATCAAGGCTCTCGCCCCTTCGATTTCATGTCCGATAAACAAGTGGTCAGCGAGTGATTCGTGAGTAAAGCGTAGTCAAAAAGATAAACGCTCCAAAGATACCAACGACAAAGACACTAACATCTCCACTACTCATTTCGTCTCCTTTGAAAATTAAAATAGACACACAAGCGATAATCACAGAAATAAACTGAACCATTATCATTTCAGTAATGATATTCCTACTTGGAGCAAAAATACTACTACTTGCTTCGCTTAATCTCATTCCGTAATCTCTTGATTGCATTGTATCACCTTAGTTTCTTGGTAGCCCTATAAGCCCACGAGCGACACTACCGATTCCGCCGCCAACTTTATTCATCATACCTTCGTCTTGTAAAGCAGCACCGAGAGCGTTACCCATCATTGATTGTTGAGACATAGCCATAATTTGTTGACGTTGCATTTCAGCCTCTTGGAATTTTTGATTGCTTTGAGCCGTCATGTTGTTAAGAATCATACTCACGTTCTCAACGCTTAATGTTTGTAAATCGGACGGTAGTGTAGAGGCGTCAAGTTTCATAACACCAGTATCTTCATCCAATGAGAATGAAGCGTTTTTGAGAATGTTCAGTATACTTAGACTGGTTGTAGTAGCAATCAACTCTATGAGTGTTTGAAGTCCACCTTCTCTGATAAAACGATGAATTGGATTTTGTGATTGTAGCAGAGCCGATAGGAGTTCCATTTCTGACGGGGGGGTCACTTGCCCGTTCTGCATCATCATTTGTTGCTGAGGTGTCATTCCTACACCGCCCATCATACCCGACATAAATCCTTGATTCTGTTGTTGCATTGGTTGTGCTCCAAGAGGAAAATTACTTTGCGGTTGTTGCATTCCGTAACCCACTCCTCCTCCAGTTGCTGAAAGATTTAACCCACTTTGCGGTTGTTGCTGTGCTCCAAGATTGAACATCGTATCATGCCTCCCCAGCAACTACTCCACCATCAAGGTTCTGTTGCATTTTGCTATTCTCAACATTGAGAAGTTCTTGAAACGCTTGCGTCGGCATGTTCATTTGTTGGAGTTCCATTTGAAATATACGGAGGTCAAAGACAACCATTGTTACATCATTTTGACCAGTGGCTGGATTAGCATAATGAAGTACATTGATGCCTTTTGTTTTACCAGCATCTCTTTCGAGTTCAGCAAAGAACGGCTCATATTTTTTCAGCATGGCAGGTGTAGGGTCATCTTTCTTGACAGAAGAAATAGGGACTGTTACAATTGATACACCTCTCTTCACTTTATCACGAAGACGACTTGGGTTCATTTCACTCTGTTTGTCTTCTTCAGCCTCCCACTTGACTAAAAGATGGTAAAGGTGCATGTGTTCAGGACAGTATGTTCCTTTGAGTTTACGACCACTGGTTATTTTATCTTGAGCAACAAACGCTTCGGGTTGCCCTGTGACTGGGTTCTGCCAATACATTTCCCAAAGAGAGCGCCCTGTTTCGTCGTCACAAATACGCATGTAGAGATTATCATGTTGTATGAGGTTAGCGCAGTTACAACCATCTACAACGCAAGTCCCTGTATCTTTTGCGTATCTGTATTTACGACCAAGTAAGAATCTTACAGGATTAAACATTGAACGCCTTGCAGGTTGAAGTAGTTTGTAGGCTTGTTTAATGTCCTTACGACGAGCCTTTCTTGGGTCAGGGTGACGACTTGGATAAAAATTAACCTTCGGAACTTCGATATTCTGAGCAGCAGCAACTTCTTGCATACTCTGTTGAGCCATCAACATTTCCTGAAGTGCCGCTTGAGTAAGTTGATTGTTACCTTGCGTAGCAAGAATAGCAAGTTCGGCTTCAGTTAAATTTTGTTGAGGTCTGTTCCATGACATCACTTTACCACGACCTGTTCAGCCGTAGGAGTCATGACTACAACAATGTGTCCCTCTTGTACTACAAACTTCCAATGCACATCATCCCCAGCACTCATCCCAAAATGTTCAACAATCCACATAGGTACAGTGGTTCTTAGGCTACGACTGCCACCACCAGTAGAAACGAGTGTTGTTGATGAGTTTTTGCCTGACATATTTACACCGAAAGCATTGTTATTGAAAAGGCTACCTATGGGGTCATTTTTTGGGTCATGAAGTAAGTAGGCTTACCATTGTCTTCTCTACGTTCCATCCAATTCTTGTTGCCATAAATGACCTGCGAGTAGGAATACCCGCTTTCTGTAACCTGATTAGGTCGTCTCTAAACGGGTCAAAAATCTTATGCTCACCTATACGACCATCGTGCCAAAGTTTTGAAGCAGTCTCATCGAAAAAACGGTCAGCCTTATTTGCTACCAACATGATAACTTTGGGATGATACCTTCTTCCTTTAAGCCTCGACCAAAGAGAACGATAGCGATAATTTCTCTCAATAAGACAATCAACAAGATAACGAAAACCTGCTAATTGTTCAATCCCTTCATCTCCTCCTTGGAAGGCTCTGTGGTCAAACATGTAGACGATGGCTTCACATTTGCGAGTCACCATGTCTTCAATCCAAAGGTTCCAAAAACGCTCTTGTCCTCCTATATCTGCCGAATAGACAACTCGTTTTTCACCTTGCCAAGATACTCTTTTTCTTGTTGGAGTTGGCATTTTGAACTTACCAATTTTAAGAATGCGAGAATGCATTGTCCGTTCATCTTCGGGTATTTCTTCCATTTCACCCGGCGTTGTAAGGTAACGGTCAAGCGTTGTTTTACCAACCATCGGCGCTCCATAGATACCAACTTTTCGTGGCTTATATGAATTGTAGAGATTTTGACCCCACATCGCAGCGCCTACTAAGGCTGTTCCACCTGCGTCTACCATTAATTCCACCACATGAGCCAATTAACAAGTTGTTCTAACTTATCAACAGTCCATTCAATAGTATTTTCATAAACGCTAAAGTCTGTGTTATGAAACTCAATTCCACTAACAACGACTGCTGTAATCAATGATGCGAGTATGGTTTTTACCCATCCCCACGCTCTTTCGTAGGTAGTATCTACTGTGTTGGCTATGTGAATAGCACGTAGCGTACTTTCAGTAGCATCATCAGAAGGAGTGCGAAAGATTCGACCCATAGTTAATCCTCAAGATTTCTTTTCATATCTCTTATCAGGCGTACCGTCTTTTTTCAAACGAACTTGTTCTTCTACACCGAGAGTGAGAGGTTGTAGAATCTGAGCCTCATGAGTAGGAATCTTACTACTGTCAAAAGTAGCAGCACCCCCACCTTGTTGGTCGTAAATACCAACCATAGACTGAGAGCCACCTTGCACGCCCCACGATGGAGGCATCTTACCGGGGTTTTGTTCCATCCATCGAAGTTCACGTTCAAGTTGTGCTTCTTGCATACGCATTTCCATATCGGCTCTGCGATTATCAAACTGTTGTTGCATACTACGGTATTGATGGTTTCTTTGTTTTTCCATGTTACCATGTCTCACTTTTTCTTGTAGGTTTTGCTCAAAGAACATTTTAAAGAAGTAGTAAGCAATACCTTGAACAAAGAATGCACCCATAGCATAGGTAAATCCATTTATCCAAACACTGTCTTGTGTTAGCCAAACCTTTGAGTCAAAGATTCCTACTGCTACTCCAACCAATGTACTTTGGGCTAAAATTAGTCCCATCAATCGTATTTCTGCATCGTGATGCTCTTGCGATTCCATAATGTCCACTGGTTTGTCCACTGCGGGGGTCACCATAAAGGTTGCTGGATGTGTTGTCCGTGTTGTCCGTTGTATAGTCTATACATTTAGAAGAATAGTAAATACAGTATATTGTGTAAACAATACATCGTACAAGTTAGACAACTTAGAATGGATAAGGATGCATCAATTCTTTTCTTTCTTCGCCGCCTTGCTCTTGTTTGAAGTCATCCAATGAGGTAATGAGAGCCTGTGCAATCTTTTTATCTTGCTCGTCCATCGGGCCGTTCATTAGGTTTCGTAGCAACTCAAGGTCACCTCTGATACCCTTTGTTAGAGGGCGCTTTGTTCCCTTGTCTTTGAAATGTCGTGCTCGGTTGTCATGCTCATCTTCTACTGTCAATTTACCACCTTCGGTGTGTGATATGTCTCGGTGCGAGTGGTCACCATACATCCCACGTTTACGTCGCTCTCTGTTTAACTCTTCTCGATACTTGACTCGTTCAGGAGATGCTTCGTATTGTTTGTCATACTCCAACTTATGTCGCTTCGCTTCAGGCGACTTTCGCTCTTTACGAATCACACCAACACCTAAGTTCATTGGCTCACCTGTGGTTATCATTTGTTGATTTTGTGCTAACGGTGTCATCTCGGCCTGTCGAACAGATATTGGAGTGTTCATATAATCTTGAAGTCTCATGTTATGCCTTGCCATTTTACCACTTGGTAGTTTTACTCCCTTTCCCCCTGTTCTCGGCGGAGACATTTCAAAACCTGTTTGGCCGTGTCTGAGTCTACCATGTAAAACTCTCATCATGTTTGAAAGAGTTTTTTGATTTTGAATGTCTTCATTACTTCTATTATTTTGATAATAAGATTGAGGGACTGTATATCCTCCTTCTTGATTGGAAAAATTACCTACAAAACTTGTCGCTTCGTTTTCATTTAAGGGGAAAGGTAAATTTTCGTCTTGATAAGAACGAGGATTAGTAGATACTTCAGACGTTGGTTTAGTAAATTCACCAGTAAGATAAGGTGTCATTAAATCGCCAAGCGTAGAATTAGGATTCTGCTCTAAATGTGATTGCAAAGCATCGTAATTCAATTCAGTAGGCAAGTGTTGCATTATGTCTCCACGAAAAGACTGCCCCGATGGTATCGCTTTAAGCAAGCGCCATGCCTCGTTGAAAAACTGACTCATATCAACAATTCCATCGTTTAAGAGAAGCCCCTTTTGGTGTAAGTTTACCGCCTTTACTGGTAGCACCTTTCATTCCACTCATACGAGCACAAAATGATTTACGACGCTTTGCCGACTTACTACCCGGCTTGAGTGAACTTGGTTTCTTAGTTACAGGTGGTTTGAGGTTTGCGCCCGTTTTTCGCTTGGCTGCGGCACGACCCTTAGCGTTCAGTCCACCTTTCTTACTGTGTTTGTTAGGATTGTAACCATGAAAAGGCTTTGACTTCTTCTTTCCCTTTTCAATAACGTCCCATGCTTCATCAAATGCAGTCATCATATCACACCAACCATTTTTACTATTGTAGGTTTACCACCTACGCCTTGTTTTTTACTGCGCTTGCGTTTTGTCGCAGCACGCTTTTGTCCTTCAGACATTGAGCCTGAAGTTTTTGGAGTTTTATCGCTGACCTTTACACTGGGTCTACACTTTGGATAGCCCTTACTGGATTTTTTTGCTTTACCTCTACCGCAAGGAGGGTGTTTGCCGTCCTTGTCTTTACGACTAACATCAACCCACTTTTCTTTGAACCATCGGTTCAAGTCCTTGATAACAAGAACGTCGTGACATGTGCATCGGTCATCTACCATTAATACACACCGACCATTTTCTTGATGTTTTTTTGTTTGTCAATAAGAGCATAACAAGGACACTTTGGAGATGAAGCCGAACATTGATTACCCTCAATCATGCATACGCAGGGTGTTTTTTTCGTACCACCGCAACAACATGAAGGTTTTTTGAGTTTCATTTCTTCTTCCCCTTTTTGCCTCTGAACTTACCTTTACAGTATTGAACAGCCCAACCATTAGCATACGCTGATGGGTAAACATCGAACTTTTTCTTAGCAGCAGCCTTTCCAGCAGGGCATAATTTCTTTTCAAGGAAATCCCATGCAAATTCAAAGGGTGAGAGTTCACTTGCTAATTTAACATCATTATTTTCAAGTGCGGTTGGGTGTACCATACTATGTACGTCATATTGCTGAGCACAGTCCATACACATATGGTGCGTGTAATCTTTTGTTAAAGTTGGGTTAGCGTAGCGAATTGAAATGACAGCATTCGGATTCGGGCAAAGTGTGCAATTTTCTTCTATATCAGCGCCTGAACTAACGCTTTTCATTTCAACAGGGGCGTTAAAAATGTCTTTCCGTAACAAATTGCTCAACATAGTATCACCCAAACATCCTTGCTAATTCATCAGTATCAAGTCCATCAATACCTCTTGTATTACTTTGAAGTGGTCTTTTAAGTGGATTAAAGTCATCAAGAGATGACTGAGTGTATTCTCTTACTTGTGGAGTGGTAGGGTCTGTATTATCTTGAACATAAGAACGGTTTGTAATTGGTAAGTGAGTGCGAGGTATTATTGGCTTATCCATGCTACCAAACATTGGGTATTGATTGCCAAACATCGGTTTTAAGTCACCCCATCCTGTCATGTCTATATCGTCTTCAGCCTTTTGATTAAATTGAGGGTTAAACCCGTAAAGATACTCTTGGTCTGTTCTTCCCTCAAGTTCATTAAATGTCGATGAAGGGTTAGCATTTTTACCTTTTACTTCGATGTTTGCTGGTAACCGCCGTTGAAACTTTTCATGAAATGGCTGAGAATACTTCATGTTTCTATTATCCGACAAAATGCCTATTTTATTCTGAAGTATGGTATCAAGTAAATTTCCATAGTAACCTTGCCGTCGATGTTCTTTAGGTGTTCTTGAATCTAAACCTCTTACTGTGTGATTAAGATGAGGAACTTTTTCTGGTGAATATTCAAGCATCGTATTCGTTGTGGTTGAGGAGAATCTTCTACCATCATCATCTGTTAGAAGAAAATTACGTCCACGACCACCCCGTCTGCCCGCCGCCCGCACTTCTACTTTTGTTGGTGTTGGTCGTCCTTCTTTGTACTGCATACGGTCTTCGTAACCTTCTTTAAATTTCTTTCTTGTTTTCGGACCCGACATCAATCTTGTAAACGTCTGATTATCTTCATCAACTTTCATATCAGGTCTATTTCGTATGGCTTCATTAAGAGAGTATGTAAATGGTAAATTCATTGGAAGTGTTGATTGCTCAAGTTCAACAGCACCCATTAGACCTTCGAGTGTACCCATAGAATCAGAAGTCTGACCTCTATCTGAAAAGTACCCATGTCTTTGCTCATCACGTCTTCGGGCTAAATGTTCTGCTATATCATCCATAGAGAACATTGGTTCACGCATTTGCGAATGAGGACTTCTTGATTCCCTATTTTCCCTCAGTCGTCGGTCATTTTCTTCTGTAGGGAATCTTCTTGATGAATATTGCGAGTTTTCAAGAGGTTCTTCTAATTGTTCAATAGCGGGTCTATTCATTTCGTCAAGTTTTCTTCGTATGGTTGACATATTGTTGTTAGGTCGCTGTTTATCTTCTCGCATTTTAAGCAGTTGCCAAGCGATGTCCATTGGTTTTGCCTTTCCAACTTCTGCACCACGGCGAGCCATATCAGAGGCACGTTGCTGTTGTGCTTGTTTCTGCTGTTGACTGTTTGCTAATGCTTGTTGTGCTACTTGCATCGCTTGATTTTTTTTCTTTTGTGGATTAAGGGTACTGGACGCCATAGTTGGCTCAGGCGCTGATGGTGTTTCAGGCATTTCAGGCTCAGGCATCTCAGGTGCTGGTGCTGAAGGCATTGATTCTACGGCTTCGCTTGCGGGACTTGGTGCAGTTGGACTTTGTGTTTTACCGCTGATTTTACTCGTGAGTTTTTTTGCACCATCTTTGAAATAATTACTTTCTTTAACGGCTTGGTTCTTTAGCC